GCCCAATTAAAATGATCATAAAACTTATCCATCGATGTTGCATAATTACCTGCTGAATCTTTAAGACTTAAATCAAGAGGATTGTTGGGACTAGACTTAACTAGACCTAACAGTTTAATGATATCGTCCATTTTTGGATCGCACTCTAATTCATTACCTGCGGTCCAACTACATCCATTAGTTACTAAATGTTTAATCATGCTAGTAAATTATGTTCTTTAATATAACGGACTAATTCATGTGCCCACGCTTCATGGCTGTCGGGACTAGGATGCCATCCGAACAAAACTTTTTCTATACCTAGTTCAGGTTTTTCAATATAACTTTTAAAGGTACTATTAGGCTGATCTTTTTTGTAAAATCTAACAGGATCAATAGTATTCCATAAATTTAAATAATTATTCAGAGCCCCGAAACGACTTTCAGTATCTGATCGTTGATATTGATAACTGCCAACATTACATTCTAGTTTTAACAACTCTTCTTTGATATCTAAGTCATACCAGTCCTGGGGATTTTTTTTTGGCACTTGATAAAAGCTATTCCAACATAACCATTTGATTCCATGAGCATTACAGAAGTTTTGAAATTGTAGTACATTAAACACATATCGAGGAATGTATTCCTCAGCATTCCATAAGTGTGTTACATACAGTTCCCAAAACTTTCTTTGAGGAGGTGCATCAAAATGCTCTATTTGGGGCCACAATCTAAATATAGAATTTATTTTGTCATCCTTATACCAAAAACTGTTGCGTTCAGGACTAGTCCACCCTATCATTACTAACAAATTGTCAACACTGCGATTTTTTGCAAGATATTGGCTACCGATATATTCCATAGTGCGTCTTAGAATACTGCCATTATCGTCTGCAGGCCAGCTTAGATTAGTTACTTTACAATCTAATAGCTTACCTAAATGATGACTAAAAATTCTAGGACGTCTGTAGCTGTCGTTAGACTCGTAAAAGTCATATGAACCTGCGTAGACGTCACCGTACTTTTTTTGTAATTCCGGATCTACAATTTCGCAACCAAATACCCAAGAGTCCCCGTCGCAAATAATTTCTAGCTCAGATGTACCATTCGAACCATTTTTTTCTAATTTTGTCATAGTCGTCAATTCCTTTTAAATTCTCATCTACTGCTGTACTCCTTATAACAGCATACTCTATAGGCTTGCTACCATCGGGGTGTATGCCTAAATCGGTACAGTGATCGTATAGTAAACATCCTGGCCCATACCATAATGTTACATCTATATTAGTAGGTCCTGATTGCATAGCCACATAGTCTGCCGTGTGCTGTTGTTTAAGTTTGCTGTATATATCACCGACTAAATCCATAGTAGGACTATCGCCATAGAACAGTACATCATCAAAATTGTTATAGTTAAATTCACTAGTAAATTTACTTATAGGTGTACACGAATAACAAATACCCGGCCAAACTCTTCGAAGAGGGAATGTATTAGTTGGCGGGTATATAACATCGAGCCTTGCTTTGATAACGCAATCATATTGCATATTGTGTTTAAGTTCATAGTCTCGCTTTAACATTAGACTTCTTGCGTGACTGTAAAACATAGGATCCCAAGCTCTAGGAAATTCTTCTTCATTAAATTCTTGGCAAATAAATCCCTTTGGATTGTATGCGGCTTTGATTGCATCTGCATCATCATGCTTGACGATCTCATACTGATTATGTTTTTGTTTCGGAAATCTCCAAGTGTTACGATCCCAAGTGTGTATAAAGTAGTCTACTTCAATTTCCTGACCAGTTTCGAGATGTCTTGTTAATCCAAAAAACTTTAAATTATTCTCAACTCCAGTTTGCCAATGCCGTGCCTGGCCGCTATAGCAGACTGCTATTCTAATTTTGTTTCCATCAAATGAGTTCATGCCCACCTAAACTCTCCTCTAATCCTGCTTGTTTTTTTCGATCTAAGTAGTCAGTTTGTCGAAATATTTTTGGATCTATACTAATAGGCACTATATCCATACGTAACATTTTAGCATAAAAGTACAGAGCATGCTCTGTACCTGGATTTCCATTGCCAAATGATTTAGTTCCTAATATAGGTAACCACCTATATAAATTACAAATTCTATCAAAGGCTACAGTACCTCCATACCAAAATATATCTCCCATCCTATGAAACGGGAATTGATTATCATCCCTTCTAGTATGACAACTATAGATATGATTAAATTTAGGAATCTGGAAATCGTTACTTTCTTTATTAAAGAACCAGCCAACTTGCTCATCGCTAAGAAATAAATCATAACGCATACGAAAAACAATATCATATCTGAAATTATTTTCTAATTCATATTTTTGTTTAAGATGAGAAGCATACATAATACTGTAGAACTGACTGGCAATCCATTCTAGGGTCACTATACCGTGATGTTTTTGATTTGGTATTGCTCGAGCTCTAATTTCTTTAACTCGGCTTTTACTGTGTTCTTCATCCTCGAACACATGATATATAGGATTAATAGTATCAACAAAGGACTGTTTCTCTTCTTCAGTTAGCTTTATACCTTTTACAGTTTTATAGCCATCTACTGAAGAATCATCTACACCCGGGGCCGCAGCCAGTACAGCATGCGGCGGTGTATTGAAATCCCAAGCATGACAAAAATAATCTACTTTTTCAGCCCCAGTAAGAATACACAGCTTCTCTTCAAAGGCTTTCCATCCCGGATAACATTTGTTCCATGTTCGTGGCTGACCGCTAAGACATATTGCAATTTTCATAACGTTTTACAATGGTAATAAAATTCAGTCATCTCCGGAAATGTTTCTAAAAAATCAGTGCCACGTCGGCGATCATGCTCGTCGACAAAACTAACAAAATCTTTTCGTTTGATGCGATTCTGTTCTTCATTAACATCTTTGGGATGATTTAAAAACATTTCATAGATACGTTTCATTCGTTCAACTTCGTGAGCGTCGAACCCACGATAAACAGTATCAGACGTTTCTAAATAACTATACACAAATTTTACATGTTCATGTATGATTTCTTCAAACTCTTTGGTTAGAATAAAGATGGCTTGATGTTTAGGATATCGCAAGTAAGGTATATCCAGCAACACTGGCGAAAATCTAAATTCAGGCCTATAGTATTTCTTCTTAAGCGTTACAATGTCTTCTAGGAATTTACTGTAGCTAGGTACGCTTAGGGCATTATATGTGCTCATAACAGTAAACGACAGTCCTGGAATGGCAGTTAGCATCTTTTCAATATTACTAATCCAGAGATTATAATCCATGCCATTTCTAATATACTCTGCTTGGCCACCGTATGCTTCTGCACTGGTAAACAGTTTGAATCGTTTAACTTTGCCCTCGGACATGATAATTTTTATTTTTTCAATAAACTTATCTAAAATATCATCTGGAGGACACATGTTAGCATTAATGCTAAAATCTAAATTTGGATTAGGATTTTCAATTATGTAATCTAAAATCTTAAACGTATTCTTGTTTAGCAATGGCTCGCCACCAGTAATTCTAAAATGTTCTAGTTCAGTATAAGCGGTCGGCCACCATTTCCAAAATGCATCGACGTATGGATTTTCGTCTTTATTCGGGATAGGTATTTGATTAGGATCAATACCATTATAATAGGTAGATGTGGGATATGGACCGTACTTTTCAATTTCTTCCATCCATCTAGAGCTAATTTGAGGTGCGCAATAACTACACTTAAAATTACACACATTGCCAAAACTTACTTCGACATAACTAGGTATTGCATCGTCGTCCCAAGGCTTGCTGACAATATCGTTAATATGTGGAGCCGCCCATTTATCGGCACTCTTAAAAATTCGATCACTTAGGCTGTTGCTGTCATCCTCGACTCTCCAGCAGTAGTCACACTCGCCTGGACGTTCGCCTTCCAACATAAGTCTACGCTGTTCTTTTTTAAACTGTGTATTATGTAGTGCAGAAGGATTTAGGGCCAGCTCGTCTAAGGGAATTTTATGTGTTGGCGGGTGATGGCAACTATGTGTATGTCCAGTTTGCAGATGCATAGTTACCTGCTTCCATTTTGCCGCGCAGAACGATGGACTTATTTTATTAAGTTCATCTCTAAATTCAACTATTGGTATATGTATATTTTTTATCAAGTCCACAAACTCTGTCTAATTTTGATAAGGCGAATCATCATAGCCTCGTCCTCGTCCTCGTAAGCCTTTTCAATTTTTTGAAGTTCATCAAGAGCTAGTCGGCTAGCCTTTTCAAGTTCGGGACTTTTATCGCCACTCCAACTTAATTTGCCATCATTAGCTTCACGGCTGGCTTCACAGTAGGCAGTCCACCCACTGATCTCGTAAGGATCTGGACGATTGCGATAGACAGTAGTCCACCAAGTGTATAGCTCGATAATTTCTTTAGCCGCATTGGCTTGGTATGTGGGTTCAGCTAAATGCTTTTCGCCCTCTTCCAAAAACTCTTCGTTAGTAAGAGTACTGGCCCATGTTAAATAGGCCAAACCAGCTTCTGGGCAACGCCAAGTGCGCCAGCGTAACCATCCGCTACGATACCAAGGAACATTGTACTTTACTCGTTCCTCTTCATTCCACATACAATAATGCCATGCTTGTTCTACTTCAACGAAATCCACAAGCTCTTTAAAAAGACAAGGGAGAAACCGATTACCAACGTCACACCAACTGCCAGGGCGGATATCGCGAGGGTGGGCAGTAAGAGCATGACTCTTACTAACCCAACGATTGTTGATGTAGTATCTGACGTCATTTAGTTTGTCCATAGGATAGTTTATAAAATTTTGAATAGCATCTAATGCTTCTTCGGCTATCCAATAACGGATCGGATGTGCGGCACCAGCAGTCTTATACCATTCGTTCCATTCTTCGCTAGTGCCACAACCTAACTTAGGAGTGCCACGAAGCCAGTCTGCGAATTTCGAACATGACCAATAATTACTTCTCATTCTTCCACCTTATCTATTCCGTAGAAACTTTGAAACGGTATTTTATATACCGAATATCTTAATGCTTCGCTGACAGTATCGAAATACCTTACTTTCAGTTGTCCAGTTGTTGACCAAAATCTTAACTTATACATTAAATCTTCTCACCTACATCAAATCCTCTAAATCTTAAAAATCTAGGAAACCTTAACGAGTACGACCCGTCTTGATTTTGTGTAATAGCGTCTGCACGTACTTCGACAATATTACCGATAAGGTTATCCCGATCGGACCAATAAGCATCGCGATTATCATCGGTAAATCCTGATCCGACATTGACTCTAATAATTTTACCATCATCTTCTCCCTCGCATACAAATGCACCTAGTTTACCTACGTTACGACCTGTACCTTCTTCTACTTCTTTAACTTCTAAAGACACTTCAATAAATGGTTTCAATTTTAACCATGCTGTACTACGTTTACATTCATAAGGAGCAAGTGGATCCTTAATCATAATACCTTCGTAGCCACCGTCGATTGCCTTTTGGTTAATTTCTTTAAAACGCTTTTGACCTTCTGCTGTATCCAAATCAACCAGTTCGTTTGCAACACAGGTAACATTGGGCAATAGGGCTTGATTAGTCTCTACCCAGAACTTAACCATTTGACTACGTGTAGTTTGGTCTTTCTCGTAAATACCTTTTTCAAAATCTTCTAATGGTAACACATCAAATAAGTTAAGGATAGCATCGTCACTTTGTACATCACTCTTACGATGTACCTGCTTCATCAAATCTTGAAAACTAGACGACATAATTTCGCCATCTAGTACAACGTCCATGCTTTTGCTGGAGCCTTTTTGTTTAATTACCGAACTAATCTGTTCTGCTATGTGAGGGAAGTTAGCAAGTTCCTTACCGTTACGACTAAACATATCGACGCGGCCATCTGCACGAACAATAGTGATAACACGAACCCCATCAAGTTTAACCTCAATAAGTTTTTTGCCCGAGACTTTATTTTCATGATTAGCACTATCGTGGGCAAGCTGGCAACCAAACACAGGAATACTGTAATCAGCATATTTTTTCTCTACTACTTTGTTAATTGTTTTTTCGCTTACACCACAGCGTAAGTCTTTGATTAAAATTCTACGATACCAACTGTTCCACTCTGCTTTGGTTGCTGACTTCATCATCGTTTGAATCATGTCGCGAGCTGTATTACCTGTGACATTGCGACTGACAAAGCCAGTAATAGCGAGAGTAAAACTGTCCCAAGGTAAGCCAGGGCCGTCTTCATCTTGTTTCTCCGGTATTTGTTTAAGTCCAAAAGTAATCATTGGATCTAGTGCAAGTCTGCATCCTTCGAAGAATTCATTATTGCCTTCTTGGGCAATAGCTTCGATGATAGCCTCTTTGTTTAAACGACTAGGATGGGTTTCTAACGCCCAAATATGGCTGGCACAAACGCTCATGTTGACTCCAATAATTAACTGTACAAGTGTATATTATACAGTATAGTTATCAGTATGTCAACCAGAGGCTTGTTCTAAATGGTGTGCCGTAGTAGGCATTTTCTAATTGACGCATAATTAAATTTCTCATTCTGCGTACAATAGGATGATTGTGATTCCAATCAAAAATTTTGAGATATGTGTACCAAGTCATATTCTTATGACGTCGACATTGGTTTGAATCTAGATAATGTCCTATACGAGTTGGATCGTAGCCAAAACGATCAATTAATTCGCAAGCGGCATTAAAAGCATGAGCACCCATTTCATCTGTATCACCGTAGTATTCTTGCTGTTTACGCTCTTTGGTTAACTGGGCCGTACTTTGATAACCTGGAATATTTTTAAATCCTCTGGCTCGGAATTGTCGCATATGGATTATTTCGTGACATATAACATCACTAAATCGAACAGCCATGCGTTTGAAACGATAAGCAGTTATGCGCATTTTGGTTTCTTCAGGATTATAGTTAAAATTGACTTCTATAGCAGGGTTGCCCTTTCGGTCTAAATGGCTATAGTAACACCCGCCCATAAAGATGTAGCCCGGAGTTGTAGGAGCATACAAGCATTTTTTAACCTTAATAGGCAAATGTGCTTTAATGTGCCGATTAATGCGTTTTTGGATTTGATTAGGAGATAGCTCTTTGCCCACTATTTCGCTGTTAAGCGAATAGAACATAGAGTACAGGTTACTGCGGGTTAGTTCTGACCAATTAAATGGTAGTTGGGCCATAGTACACTCCTAGACAATACTATTTATATTATACTATGGCTACCAATTATATGCTACTATTAAGGTTGTCCTTTATTTGAATTTCACTAGGACTATACTCATTAAGTATATACTTTATCTGTTCTTTCGCCAGTTGGCGTTTGGGGTGATTTATATTTCCGATAACATCATAATCGCTGAAATTATCCCACGTTCCCCAATCATCTAATTTACTAACTGTTCCAAAAAAATTATATTTTCGGCATAAGGCAGCAAAATTTATTAGATCCCCTGCATTAGCAGATTGTAATACAAATTTGAGAGAAATATTAGCATTTGGTAATATGTGCCTATTCTCGCTTAACCATTTTAAATTATACTCAATATCTTGGAATTTTCCAGGCTTCCTTACAACCTCATAAACTTCTTTAGATCCAGCGTCTATGCTTATTTTTAAATCTGTAATTCTAGATGCAATTTTAGTTTTTGACAACAGTTTTTTTAAAAGAAGTCCATTAGTTTGGAACATAAAATATTCAGTATCTTTTGGTTCCCAATTTAGAAATAATGGTCGGAGTATAGTACTAGCAAATATGTCTCCGCCCGAAGTTGTAATTGTTATAGGTTTATCAAATTTTTTAACTAAATTTAATATATGATCTATAATAGTTTTTCTACGATCGAACTCTGGACCAACAGTAATGTTCATAGCACTACGTCTGCAACTAGGGCATGCTAGATTACAACTTTCGTCTACATCTATACTTAGAAGATAGTTAGTTAAAATTTGATTTGATTTTAAAATACCACAGTGCTGAACGGCACAATTGGTAAATCGCCTATCCACCATTATATCTTTTTGTATCTCTTTGGCAACCTCAGATTGCCATATATCTTCCAATTGATCAAATTCAGTAATTTTACCTACAGAGATTGGAAGAAATACTTCACAGGTACAAATATGACTATCTCCCCGCCAATCTATACTTAAGGCTCGGGTTGGAATATTACAATTAAATTTTGGAATATCTAAAAAATCAATCCCCCTTGGATATGACTCCATAGCGGGATGATTTTTATATTGCTCAATTAATTGTATTTCGATATATTTTTTTGCATCTGTCATTAAGGGCGTTTTGTAATAATCTCGTCAACCAACCCAAAATCTACAGCTTCTTGGGCACTCATAAAGTTATCACGTTCCATAGCATTATAAAACTCTTCAAAAGTCTTGCCCTTGCTATTATGGTCTACGTAAATTTGGGTTAAACTTTGCTTCATTTTTAGGATCTCTTTTACTTGGATTTCCATGTCTGTAGCTTGTCCACCAGCACCGCCACTAGGTTGATGAATCATGTGGCGAGCATTAGGTAGCATTTTACGTTTACCAGGAGCGCCAGCAGTGGCGAGTAAACTACCCATTGAGCAAGCCTGTCCCATAACGATGGTCGAGACATCTGGCTTGATGAACTGCATAGTATCGTAAATTGCCATACCAGCGGTAACAACACCGCCAGGGCTATTAATGAAAAAATTAATATCCTCATTACCTTGACTTTCTAAGAAAAGTAGCTGTGCTACGATTAAACTTGCTGAGTGTTCATTAACATCTGTGTCCAGCATGACAATTCGATCCTTAAGCAATCGACTGTAAATGTCATAACTACGTTCTCCACGAGCTTCTTGCTCGATTACCATTGGTACTAAATTAGGCATTGTGTTCCTTTTTAATAAATTGTTCTAATTCGGGAGGAGTCCACCCTACTGGCTTTAATACTTTGCCATCTTCACGTTTACGAACCTTGCCAGTTTCTTTATCAATTTTGGCAAAGTTTGTATTCATAACTTCTTTCCATGCACCTTCTGCATCTGCACCCATACTATGGATAGCACCGATGGTAACAACTAAAATATCAATCAACGCATCCAAAGTTTCTACTTTGTCATTGTTGTTGATAGCCACAGTTAACTCATCGTGTTCTTCTTTAATCAGACCTACATACATGGCAAACTGTTTAATATCTTCTGTGCCAACAGTTTGATCACAGGCTCGCATAAACTTTTCTTGATCACGAAACGGATTCATATACTTCCTCTTCTAAATATCTTTTTAATTCTTTGTCGGTGGGCTCTACTGAGTAGTTATTTTTAAAAAATATTTCATAACTATCACTACCATATTTTCCAATGCCATATAACTTTTTAGCATCTTCACCGTCCCAGGTCAAGTAATCTTGGCTCATACGAACTAGTCGTTCATAACGAATATTCATCATGCCCAATGGTGCTAGGATAGTTTTCACAAAGTCCTCGTCAGCACGGAGTAATGCTTGAGGTGTAGGAAACCAATATAGGAATTCTGGCAAGGTCAGTTTAACCGGTTTACGACTAGTTTGGTTTAGCATGATAACACCTACCATGTGTTCCCACGCATTTGAGATCTGTTGCTGTACCATTAGGTCATCACGTAGGGGTTCAAAGAATTTCATTCTGCTGGCTCGTAAGTGGCATCAAAGATATCTGGCTTGCAAGCGTAGAACTCGCCTTGCACACCTCGAATAATCCAATCGCCTTCTGTGGCAATATGCTTGACAGTTAAATGGACACCATCTTCTAGTGTGCCAATCTCTGCTTCGGCAAGTGCGCCAGGATGGCGTTCTTTTCGAACATTACCCAACGCATCTCCACAAAATGATTTTACGGCAATCATTCCCTGTTCATCGTAGGTAAATCGAACTGCTTCGATTACTACAGGTTTTTTTCTAAACTTCATTTGTTTCCTCTATGCCTTCATATTCGGCAAGTTGTTTCTTGTATACTTCAAGTTGTTCAATCAAGTTAGTAATGCCGCCATAGTTCATGCTAATGGCACTATAACCCATTTTAAATTCTAACCTATTATCACTGTTCATTCCTAATGAATAATAGGTAACTGGAGGCTTCTTAGGTTCTGGAGGCGGCTCTACCAATTTTGGTGGCGACGCAGGAAACGGCACTACATTTTTTGGCATCTTATTTTTCTTAAACAAATCAAACATTGTGTTCTCTTTCATGTTAAGCCAGCGAGCTAGCGGATTACATACTAACGGTAAAGCTACCATAACAAGCCATACCAACTCTACAAGCATAGTATAGTCTCTGTAAGGACTAAGAGCAACCAGTACGGTTACACTAAGATAAAGAACACCGCTCCAGAAGAGCCAGTGTCCTCCGGAGCGAGCAAACAGTTTCATATTACTGTAGAGCGATTGGGCTTACAATAACACGAGGCTCAACATAAATTGGTTTAGCCTTGCCATCCTTGTGATCCACGCACAATACCCAAGTACCTTCAGCTGATGCCGGTGAGTACAATCCGTTTGGATCTGCTTGTGGTAGTGTTACATAACCGTGAGTACCATCTCCACCAACACGCATTGGATTGGTATACTGTGTAGCATAAGGTAAGCCATAGCCAACTGAATCACACAATTTAGTCAATTGGTTATTCATACCAACCAAATAAGTTGTAGTAGGGACACTACGATCACGCAATTCAAGAATGTCTTTGAACATACGCTTTTCAGCAAAGTTAGTGATTGCTGGCATACCAACTGACTGTACAGCCTGTAGGCTCAGTTCTTCTTGCTTCTTACGTTCAATCTGTGTAGATGTCTCACGGGGAGCATCACATGCTGTAAGAGCGGCCACAAAGGGCAATACCAATAAAAGTTTTTTCATTTTACTTTCCTCCAAGTGCGAACCAAGTACGGTCGCTTTCGTTTTCTAAAAAATAACAATATGCCCAAGGCATTCCTCGATCTTGTGGATCTTCAAAATCCATCTTGGGCTCAGTTCTTACACCTAGTAAATCAGGCCATTTTAATTTCAACCAATCATAAAATTCAATTTTAGGATTTGAATTCCTGTATTCAGTATGAAGATCGTCGTGCCCTAAATCTTCTAGTTCGATTCTTTTCATTTCCCTGCTCGCAGATCGTTGTAAAAGTTACGAAGGTTGGGAGGCATTTTATCCTCAGGGTATACACTAAAACGGTGTAACACTATAGCACGGAGAGCATCTTTATGATCCTTGTCCGCCGCGATATAATCCATTTGGAGATTTTCCAAATCACGGATCATACCATCATTGTACTGTTCACTTTGTTTGAACACTTGATTATCCACTGCACGATACTTTGGAGCAAAATATTGGTAAGCAAAAAAGCTACCAAACATAGCTACAACGATAAGAGCTACCCAACCTACTACGATTACTGAAATTTCTTTAAACATACGGTTCCTTAGTTTTTGTCTAGTTCTTTAAATGCTTCTGGAGCACGAGCGGCCGCGATTTCTCGTTGACGATTTGCATCTTTGGCCTTACGCAGAATGTTAGCGTCACCGGTTGGTAATGCTACCAATACGTATACACGGAAACGGGTACCTTCTGCTACACGTTTGATTTCTTTAATTTCTACACCTGTAAGGTCAACTGACTTACAGCTGGTCTTTAACGCCATTTCACTCATTTCGGTGCTAGTGGCTTCTGAATCTGTACGATATATTTTAGTTTGTTGACTTGCAGTACCGCCAGCCATCATACAGATTTTACCGTAGGCATCTGCTTTGGCTTTGATATCAGCCATACTAAAATCCGCACTAACAGCCGAACCGCCTTCATAGACTGCACTATTACTAATTGGAGGTTCTATCATCCACTTAGGTGCTTGACTAATTGCCTTTTCAACGTAACGTTCTTGACGTTCACGTTCATTGTCAGCACGTTTCTGATACGGATCAGTTGTACCACAAGCCGCTAACACTGCAATTACCGGAACTAGCAATAAAATCTTTTTCATTATTTTCCACCCATCTTTTCTTTTGTCCATTCTGCGGACGATTGAATATCCTTACCTACACCTGCTACTGTCGAGCAAGCGGCAAGGGCTGAAACCAAAATCAATGCTACTACGATTTTCATTTTGCCAACTCCGTACTTTGTGTCTTAACTGTGTCTACACCTTTATCAAGCATCTTAGCAATACCGCTGAAACCAACAGTAGCCAAGACCAATCCAAAAATAGTGCCTGCTATAAATGCCTTCATATGTGCCTCTCTGTGTGTTTAAAATTTAATTATACTGCCTAAGTTACCACTTGTCAACCACTATCCAATTATCGCCATTGTTGATTTGGCAAATAACACCATAGTAGTCTCTAAGCTCTTTGTTCAAAACGGTATGTTCAGAAAACATACGACATTTGGTATTGTGATAGGTAAAGTACTTGTCCAAATTAGTCTTGCTAACTTCGCTCTCTAAGATAGTATCACCTACATGAACTTTAGTATCAATAGGGTCACCTTCTTTGCAAATGGTCGCAGTTTCGGATTCTACCTTGCCATTTCGTTCAATTGTAACTTTGGTTGTTTTACATTCATCCGCATGTGATGCGGAGCAGTAGCCCAACCCTGCTACTAGCACTAGTATTGTAAAATATTTCATGATTTATTACACTTATAGGCAAACCACCAGATAGTTGCCTTCAATCTGCTGTTGTAAAGGCGATCTGGTTCGGATAGATTATCTGGGTCTAGATCAAAATGTTTAGCACGTTGTAGTGCATGTAGTTGATCTAATTGTTTGTCTGCTAGAGCACAGCTAGGTTGATAATGAAGCAACTCGTCATAGCTTAGTACCCTAAACGATTCCGAGTTAGCTTCATTACAGGCTGTGAGCAATAGTGCTGTTAGCAATACAGCATACTTCATTTTGAACTTTCTTGTAGTTACAATATAGTTATTATAAATGAATTATCGGTACTTGTCATCCAGTTCGACATTCGAAAGTCCAGCAATGGTTTGGAACTTTTCAAATGCTTTCTTAGCGGCAGGATTTTTGGCTAGCTCACTATTTGGTAAGACTGCTTCTAACCAAATCTCTGGACGACGACTTGGGTGTGCGCCAAACTTACGAGGCTGATGTAGTTTACCAGTTTCCCAAAGTTCAATGCTGACACTACGGAATTGGTCCTCGTCATGATACCCAGCCCACTCTGGATTACTGTGGCTAAAGAATCCACGGCTATAAGCATTATCTGTACCACCACCGTATCCTAACCAAATACTCGACCACTGTTCGTCATCATGCGGATCAAAGTCCGTACGAGTAATCAAGATAAGGACATCGTCGATGTTCACTTTACCGTCGACGATATCTCTAACACAGCGACTATAACTTAGTCCAATTTTCATTTTGCTTCTTTCGCTAGTTCTTTATACCCGGCCCAGCTGGGATGAATATTATCTGCTTGAACATGATTAATTGGCAACACGGTGTCACCAAAGTCTTTAGCAATTATATCTACAATAGATTGAATCTCTAAAATATCTACACCACTTTTGGGATTATTTGCGTGAGGCATAATCCAATATACTCGCTTGCCTTCTACTTTACGGCGAACTCGCATTAGTTCTTCAAATGTGTTGACACCACTGTGATCATTAGTACCTAGACTAATAATCACAGTTTCTGCTGGCTTAACATTGTTAGCGTAGTTTTTATTCCACTGCCAACTGTTAATGCCACCTTTGCCAACCAGCTGACATTCAGGTTTAAAATGCTGTGTCCCCACAGCAATACTATCGCCGATAATCAAACAGTCAATCATGGTTTTGTAGCTACCACGCCTAGGTCATTCTGAAGTTCTAATTCAGCTACCCGAGCTTGTAATTGTTTAACGGCATCTTCTAGTTTTTCAACATGGGTAGCAACCTGAGCCATAAACTCAGATTGATTAGCCCCTGTTAGGCGTAGCATCTCTGGAACGCTTGGTGGTGTTAAGTTTTCACTCATTTAAATCTCCAATAAAATGTTAGGGTTCCAACCTGTGTCTTCGTTGTAACCATCGTTTTCGTAACCACGTGGATTACATACTACTCTAGTCTGACCAATGACATAATCGAACGGATGATGAGTATGTCCATGTGTCCACAATACAACCTGTGGGTGATCCAAAATGAACTCACTCAAGTCACTGTGGTAGCCACCGTTCATTAGCTTGTCATCGCCATACATTGGATGGCAACTTTGAAAGCTAGGACTATGATGTCCGACTACAACACACTTCTTATCCTTGTTTTGCTCTAGAACAATCTTGATGTAGGCAAGAGTCTTGTCATGTCGAACTGCAACATCTAACGCACTCATGGGAGCATAGCTTCTAAAGTCGTTACGGATGATACGAAAGTCGTTCATCATACCTTCGATAGCATGCATGGTGAGTGGATCACGCTTGTTCATGTTGGTCCAAAGTGTACCGCCTACAAACACAACATCGTCGATGATCTTAGTATCCTGTTCTAACATATAGATGTTAGGGAACTTGGCAACTTCGTCACGCATATAATCGATACCAGCATAGAACTTGCCGTTGTAGAATTCATGATTTCCCATGATGTAGATTACATGAGGAAACTGAAAACTACAACGCTTCAAAAAGTCACGGAATCTTTGAGCACGTTCTTGCCTACGACCCAAACCAGTACCATTAGCAATAGCCCGTTGATCACTTGTATTGCTCAACTCTGGATGGTCGTGGAGATCCTGTGCGATCATAATGTCGCCGCCGAGGATCAAAACGTCATAGTTGTTGTCGTTTTGAATGTTGATATCGCTAAACTCCAAATGGAGATCGCTAACTAATTTGATTCTCATCTAATTCCTCTTCTGGTGTGTCATAGTCTTGACCACCGTGTTCTACACATACTGTTTTAATCCACCCGCCACCTGTGCTTGTGCCTGGCTTGCCACAAGTCTCACAAGTGACACCTGACATTGATTCTGCCATGCTCACCAATCCGCGAATATAGTCGTCACCACCTGAGTAGTAGAAGCGCAATGTACCAAACTTTTCTTTAACTTGATCCAATGTTACTTGCGTAATAGTTTCGGGAATAACTATAGGGTACCGATCAATAAGCTCTTGTCTACGCTTTTCTTTGTACTCTTGGTTAATCATATCCTTGTACTCTTCATCAAACAATGTAGAGTCTCCAGCTTTGAGCTGTTCAGACATTTGGTTAAATTTGATAGCAACTTCACGCTGTCTAATCTTCCAATCAATATGATTTTGGATATTACCCATGAGCTGATTAAGAATCTGGAACCAACCGTCTCCACATTCAAAGCCCCAACACATACAAGTTTCCATCATATCCTTGTTTCGGTTTACCATCATCTTTGGATAAACCTTGCATAGGTATTCGTCTAGTTCTCTTTTCATCTAATAAACCTCTTTGTTTATAACGTATTCTTCTTTAGGCCATTTGGCTTTAAATTCGTCTGTTTTAATATATTCATTGTATGCCTTAGCATCAAAAAACACTTTGGTAAACTCTGTTTTATAACTACCAATTTTGGTAATTGTTAAGTAAACCGATTTAGCTGTACCTGCCATATATCGCCCTAAGTTAGTATTATAGTATTTTACATGAAAACGTATCGTTTGTCAACTGTGGCTAGATGATAATATATCTTTTTGGCTAACTTTTTAGTTAGATGATTTAGCCCAAAATATTCCATATATGCTCGTAAGGTTGGGCTAGAAAAAACTGATCCTGTACGCATCTTGCTCATTCTGCTAATTCTAGTTAAATTGCGTTGAGCTCTCTGTGGATCCATTACTCGTAATAGTTCTATAGCAATACTAAATGCGTAGGCATCTAGTTCGTCATAATCGGACAAATACTCTTCGTAGGGACTGCTTTCATGCCCACCAAACATACAATGATCCCTGCGCATACTTTGGTACTGGTGTCGGAATTCATGTACGGTAGCATCAAAAATTTCTGTAAGGAACAGGGTAATCTGTCGATCTCCAAATTCTTCATCACCGTTCAGATTGTGATAAACTATAACTTCAATAGCTGTTTCCATATTGGAATCGTTTTCGGCATCGTAATAGGCCATGACATACCACTTGTCTACGTCTAGAGATTTGTCACGCTTTGTTTTAATTGCTATGTCAAAGTTATGATCTTTGAATACTTTGCGAGTACGAACTATTAATTTTTTAAAGGTAGTGTGCTGAGGACTCGTCTCTCGAACTTGTCTACATACATTAAACACACGTTCGAGAATTATGTTCATCTTTACAACCTATAAGTTACTCTACCTTTTGTTAGGTCATATGGGCTAACTTCTAAACGAACGTTATCTCCCAAAATGATCCTAATCTTATTTTGTTTTAACTTGCCTCCCATGTAGCATAGTAATGGGTTGGGCATGTTTTCAACTTTAACCCGAAACATATTTCCGGGTAGTACTTCGTCAACTGTGCCTGTTAGTTCTATAATATCGTCTTTAGCCATTGTTTACTTTTTGAATAGTCCAACTTCCGTCTTTATTGTCGGTCCACTCTAAGGTGTCTCCTTCTTTCCATCCTTGGGTTTCTAATAAGTCATCGGGAAACGGCAATAATAAATCACCTGTTTCCGGATCTTCTTCTATGGTTACGGTCCAATGTGTCATATCAGTATTTACTCTTAAACTTCGTCATCCTCATAAGGAACTGGTCGCCAGCCTAAACGGTTCAAATCCAGTTCAATTTCTTCAGTCACAACACCTTCTGGTACATAGCCTTTATTACCCTCTTCATCGCCATTGCCCAGTCCACCGCCAATACCGCTACAGTACCAATCGATGTAATCACCTTCTTCACGCATATCAGCAATTATACCGCCAGAGTGCCGCCAAGAGCAACTCCAAGTTTCACCTTTCATTTCCTGCCAAAACTCTCTGCTTTGCCAAGTCATGTTGCACATGGCCGCATATAAGTTTTGAGCATAAGTGTCACTGGCTTTGACTTTATCGCACATTTCTTTCGAACTACGCAAATCGTATTCCATATTGTTCTTTTGCCACTTTGGGTCTTTTAGATTTTCTTCGTCTTGTTCACGCCAAGTCTTGTACATGGCCACATAGTCGGGATTAGGCTCCTTGCCTTCTTTCTCACAGCGTTTGACATACCCTTCTTTTTGAAAGGTATGTCGTTCTGGACTTGATGCTACTTTTTTCATTTATGGAAATTACCTTGAAAACAATGTCTAGTTTCGTGTCCTAGTTGATGCATTGTAGCACTTCTTGAAGTGATAATAGTGCATACATCTTGTCCATTCTTTGCTTCCCAGAATGAGCAGGCATCTACACCAAACCCAAATCCGCCAAGCCCACGCTTGCGACTTTCTGCGTTACAGCGAGCATTTACATCATCAACTGGAATCCAGCTAATGGTAGATTGCCTAGTAAAGTTATTACTTGTAGGGAATTCTACTTCTGCGCTTTCACTATATGCAAATGCCTGTGTGCTTACTAGAACTGCTAGAACTACTAATGCCTTTTTCATATGTGCCTCTGTGTGTTAATAAAATGGTACAGACGGAAGGATTCGAACCTTCAAAGTCGCTCTAAGAGCTAGACCCTTGCCCTCCGTTCGCCGAAGCTACTAGGAGGAGGTTTACCAGATTACACTCACGTCTGCATTGTTATTGTACTGTCATACTTAAATAATGTCAATGAACTTTAACTCTATTCCCTTACACAATATTGTTGCTTTTGGGCAACAGACTATGTTGGATCGTCCATTATTTAACATAAGTTGGATATTGGGCAGATTTTGTAATTACAAATGCTCATACTGTTGGCCCTATGCTCGTAGTGATCAGCCCGATCACCAAACATTAGAAGTATACAAGTCTACAGTAGATGAGATAAAACGTCAAGCTCGTTTGAATGGATTCACCCAATTTCACTGGAGTTTCAGTGGTGGCGAACCTACAGCATACAAACAGTTGCCCGATTTAATAAAACATCTAGATGAATTAGAAAGTCCGTATCAAAGTATACACATGACTACTAATTTAAGTCCTGGAACTAGTTGGTGGAAGAATTGGTGTAATATTACAGCACCCTTACAGCGAAGAAGTATCACAGCCAGTTTTCATGCCGAACATGCTAAAGAGCAAGAATTTGGGGACAAGTGCCTACAGCTAATAGACGACACAGTACATGTAACTATTAATCAAGTTATGGTGCCTGAGTTGTTTTTTGAAACCCTAGAGCGTTGTGAACGTTTTAGATCTCGTGGGATTAATGTAACACTCAAACCACAAAGCAATGACTCTGCTACTGCTATTGTAGATGGGTATACTCCTGACATGATTAAAATTATGCAGAACGATTTTGAACAACAAGAAGGACATCAGATTAGGTTAACTGACGGTGAGCATGATTACTTCATCGATCAAGCAGAAAGATTCAACGCACTGGGTTTTAACAGTTTTACCAATTGGAATTGTAATAGTGGGTATCAAAGTGTTATAATAAAAGGTACGGAAGTTAAACGTGCTTATAGTTGTCACGAAGAGCCGTTGGGCAAAATAGAAAAATTTACTTTGTTTTCCAGTCCTAAAAAATGTGTGACTACTAGATGTGTCAGTAGTGCTGACAGTAAGATACCTAAAAGTCGAGATTACTAATGTTTGATAGCATTTATCAAAAAATTAAAAAAAACAGTTTCCTTCCAACTGCTACGACTTTTTCTAAAAATTGGGCATCAACAGACGACGAAGCGACTTATAAAAAAAATTTAGAAATCCAACCGGCTGATTGGCCTTACCGAACCAAATCGGTAACTTACACAGTTAATTCTGAAAATTACAGGACTAAGGAATTTAAGGACATCGATTGGTCTAATTCTATAGTTATTTTTGGATGCTCGCATGTATTGGGAATAGGGTTAGATGATAAGGATATTATATCTAGTCAACTAGAAAACATTCTTGATATTCCTGTAATCAACATGGGAGTTAGCGGGTCGTCGATGTTATTTAATTTTCACAATTTGTTAATCCTTAGGGACGGATATCCTGCTCCGTTAGCAGTAGTAATGATATGGCCTACTTATAATAGAATAGTCGAATATACTCAAAAGAAGTTAACACATCACGGTGCTTGGAATCTTGGAGAAAATATGTTATTAGATGCATACAATCAAGATAACAACGCAAAGATTAATTCGGTATTTATAAGTAAAGCAAGTAGCATATTGTGGAACGGACGTAGTAAATTTTACCAATCGTCTTGGGATGAGGATACGAGTAGAATTCTCAATTGTGATAAATTACCTAAAATAGGTCAAGAGCTAGATAAATTTTATAGACCGGCAGACTATGCTAGAGACATGCGACATTTCGGTGCTGAAACTGCTCAAGCTACTGCAAAAATAATTGCCAAAAAATTAAAATTATGAATATAGATACAGAACACTTACATCACTGGATGCAAGCTATACGTCAAAGTCCAGACCCTGCACGAACTATGGATGCCTTCTGGAGTGGCCAACTTAAAAGTAAAGAATGGCTAATCAGTAATTTAAATAATCACGTACATCATGATCAAGTAAGTATTGAAATACACGGTGGTTGGGTTGGTGTACTAGCTAGTATGCTCTTTCAGAGTAATATACCTGTGAACAAAATTTGTAGCATAGACATAGATCCTTCAGTGGAACCTATTGCTGTGCTTATGAACAAGAAAGAAGAAATAGAGGGCAGGTTCAAAGCAACAACTGTAGATATGTGTAGTCTCATATCATTTGTAGATATTGTTATTAATACCAGTTGCGAACATATTTCTCAGCTACAGTACGAGCAATGGCTACGCAATAGAAATAACGATCAACTATTGGTGTTACAGAGCAACAATTATAAAATAGAAGAACATGTAAGAACAGCCGATAGCTTGGAAGAATTCGAAGAACAAAGCCATATAGATGTTGTATGGGCGGGAGAACTAGAATTACCTCTATACACACGTTATATGCTTATTGGAAACAAATTATGACAGATTTATCTAAATGGATTGATTTTACAAAATTATCGTCGTCTGATGCTAAATTTTTACGTGCAGTTCCAGACTTAATTGCTATTGAAGAATGGTCTGGTTTAATGCCTTGGCAATCTATTGAAACACCTATTCAAAAAATATGGAAACAGTCTTCACTAGTCGAATTGCAAGAAATGTTTGCTTCTGAGATGAAACATCAATATGGTTATAAAATTCCCGGCAGGTACGAAGTGCGGTCGGAACATGAAAGGACAGAATCGTTAACCGCAATTAAAAATAAACAAACTTCGTATCAAATGGCCGATATCGATTACGACATAAACAAATATGGGTTTCGTGGCGATTTTGATTTAGAAACTAAAAATAATTCTATTGCTTTTTTTGGATGCAGTGTTACATTCGGAGTTGGAGTGGCCGAAAAAGATTCCTTTCCAGTATTAATAGGAAAAGGCTTAAACATGCAACCGTTTAATTTTGGAGTACCGGGAGGTAGTTTTGCCAAGGCAGTACGGTATTTTAGATTGATATCTAATTTTAAAAAATTTGAGTATGCTATATTTCTGTTACCCGAGATATCAAGATTGGAGATACCAACTGAGGATGGCATTACAAATATAGCACCTAACTTAAAAAAAGATGAAGACTATATACGAAAAGTGTATAGTGTGTTGCCTGATGAGTTTTTAGAGTATGATGTTCTAAAAAATATCTTGTACTGTATTAGTATCGCAAATCAAACTAATACTAAAATTTATTTTTCAAGTTGGTCTCCTTCAACCTATAATTTGTTGTATAATTTTTTAGGAGAAGATTCTAATATGCTAATTCCTTATTTTGAAAACTTAGGAGGCAAACACGAAAATACTTCCGAGTTTGGTAGGGATGGGAAACATCCCGGAGCATCCAGCCATTACCAATTTTATAAAAAAGCAATGGAATATATCAATGTTTAAGTTTGATGAGCTAAGACAAATCCATTTAGAGATTACAAACAACTGCCAAGCTCGTTGTCCTATGTGCAGTCGCAATAATCACGGCGGTATAGAAAATCCATTAATAAAAATAAAAAACTGGACCCTAGAACAGTTTCAAAATACTATCAACCAAGAAGTATTGGATCAAGTTGAGGCCCTATACTTCTGCGGTAACTTCGGTGATCCGTTGCTGAACAATAATTTAATTGGTATGGTTGATTATACAGTTAATCACAAACCTGATATAGAAATTAGAATACACACTAACGGCAGTCTTAGAAATGTAAGCTGGTGGGAACAACTTGCTCGAGTATTGCCTAAAAATCATGTAGTAGTATTTGCCATTGACGGTCTAAGTGACACACATCATTTATATCGTATAGGTACAGATTATAATCAAATACTTCGTAATGCAACAGCTTTTGTACAAGCAGGCGGAATTGCTGAATGGGCATTTATTAGATTCAAACATAATGCACATCAAGTAGAAACTGCTAAGAAGATTGCGGCAGAATCTGGATTTCAAAGATTTGTAATGAAAGACAGCAGTAGATTTGTAACAGACAATAAATTTCCTGTACTAAGTTATCAAGGAGTCGTAAGCCATTTTCTTGAACCGGCAACAGAAAGTAAAATTGTATTCATAGATAAAACCGTATTGGATAATTATAAAACAATCGTAGAATCTAGTTCAATCGATTGCTATGCACAGAATAATAAAGAAATCTATATCGATGCTTACGGACATTTGTTTCCTTGTTGCTGGCTAGCAAGTACACCATATAATTATACTGAACCAGGATCAACTATTGCGGGTATTAGACAAGTCATATCTGAACAGTATAATTCTATGATTGAGGACTTTGGAGGTATTAATAAAATTGATACAAAACAACATAGTATTAAAGATATTATAGACTCTACTGCTTATCAAACAGTCTGGGACAAATACTGGTCCAATCCTAAAATGATTACCTGTGCAAGGGCTTGCGGTACTAACACACTGAGTAAACCTAAAGATCAATTTGCACACAGAGAAAACTTATGATTAAAACATCTGCCATTAGGTCATCTAGCGATTCATTTGTAGTCCTGTGGGACACTGGAAGAAGATGCAATTACGACTGTTCGTATTGTGAAGCAACTAGGCATAACAATTACAGCCAACACAAGAGTTTAGACGAATTTAAAAATACTTTTAATTTTATAGAATCTTGGTTAGGGTTGTATAATACAAAACGCAAAAAATCGGTAGGCACTAGTATTAGTTTTTCAGGCGGTGAGCCTACAGTTAATCCACATTTTTGGGAACTAGTTGAACATATCAAAAAACAACCTACGCATTATCATCTAGGATTGACTACTAACGGAGCTTGGGGTAAAGAATATTCAAAACGGGTTGCTGAAAATTTTGGATCTGTGACCATCAGCTATCATGCTGAGGCAGAACAAAATTTAAAAGATCGTGCAATTAAGAATATATTAGCATTAAAAGATTCTTCAGTTAATTTAAAAGTTAATGTTATGTTGCACGTTGATCATTGGGACGAGACTGTTGCGGTATACAATCAGTTAACCGAGCAGGGAATTAATTGTAGCCCTCGCCCGATCGGTGACGGCAATATTGTTCGCAAGGGTTGGTTTATTGATTCCGATGGTACTAACAGAAGAACTAGCCACGAATACAGTTTAGAACAGCAAACTTGGTTTTGGAATCAAATGGGCATTAAAGAAGTTCCTAAAACAGTATCAGAAGGCAACCAATTAGGAAGAACATGTTGCGGTGGTAGGTGTGTAGAAGGAAAAGTCGAAGGAGAATGGCAACCTGTTAAACTTGTTGATACTCGTTTTGAAGATTGGAATTGTATGGTAGATTGGTATTTTCTATATATTGATCAGGAAACAGGAGAAGTCTACCATCATCAGACATGTAAAGCATTGTACGATAAAAAAACAGGATCATTGGGAAACTTGTCTAACTCTCAGAAAATGCTAGACGAATTGAAAGACAGACTATCTCAACCTGTGATCAAATCTATTATATGCCCTAATAGCAGATGCGGGTGCGGAATGTGTGTGCCTAAAGCCTCCAGCCTAGAAGACTTTAAAATCATAAAAGAATCTATCATAAATGTCTAATACATTCTGCCCCTTACCATGGATACATCTTGCTACACGCCCTAATGGCGATGTAAGAGTGTGTTGTACAGCTAATGCAAGTGGTGCAGGTGATGACGACATTAAGGACGCTGGTCTTGTAAAAAAAGACGGGCAGATAATGAATCTTCAAAACCACACCATAGCAGAAGTTTGGAACAGCAATTATATGAAAACAGTAAGACTTCAGATGCTTGCTGGAGAAGCACCTGCTAGTTGTACTAAATGCTATGCTGAAGAACAAAGTGGTATAGCTAGCAAACGCCAATGGGAAACTGTTGTTTGGAGGGAAAGAATAGATGTTGATTCTATTGTTAATAAAACTAAATCTGATGGTAGTCTACCTGTTGATATTCCTTACTTTGATTTACGATTAGGAAACATGTGTCAACTCAAATGCATCATGTGTAGTCCACATGACAGTAGTAGTTGGATCAAGGAATGGAAATTACAATACCCTAAATACAAAACTATTGAGTTAAAACAAGATCAACGCTGGGATAGCGACTTTGATTATACATGGTACCAGAAAAGCAGTTTCTTAGAAGATATGCGTTCAAACGCATCTAATATCCGCGAGCTTTATTTTGCTGGTGGTGAACCATTGCTAATACCTGAACACTATAAGATATTAGAGTTTATGGTAGAAACCGGAGCCGCCAAATTGTGTGTGTTGCGCTATAATTCTAACGGACTAGAATTGCCTGAACGGTTGTTTGAATTGTGGTCATACTTTAAAGAAGTTAAGTTTAACTTTAGCGTTGATGCTATAGGAAGCCGCAACGACTATATTAGGTATCCTAGCAAGTGGGGTCAGGTCACTGCTAACTTAGATCGATTAGATGATACTCCTAATAATATTACAGTAAATATAGCATGTGCTGTTCAATTATTGAATGTACAATCAATTCCAGATCTAGTACATTGGAAGGAAAGTAAAAATTTTAAAAAGATTAACTTACCGCCTTATGGCGCAGGACTAATCGGAACCCATCTAGTGTATCTACCAAGTTATTTAAATGTAAGAGTGTTACCAAAACATTTAAAGAATAAAGTAGAAAAGCAAGTTGAATATTTTTGTTCTCGAAGACATGATGGAGAGTTTAATACAAATCCATATGGCCTACGCCGCTGGAAGGGGTTAGTAGAATATATGAAATCAGAAGATTGGTCACATAAGTTACCAACACTACAGGACTATTTGTTAACATGCGACGAACAACGAGGTACAAGTTTTGTAAACGTATTTCCAGAATTAGAAAATCTATTTAAATGAAAAAAATAATTAAAATTGAAACCACGCACTCTAAACTAGTTAAGATATATTACGACTTGAGTAATGTATGTAATTACAAGTGCTGGTATTGTTTTCCAGGAGCAAATGATGGTTCGCAACCTTGGCCTGATGCTGAAAAAGTTAAACGTGGACTAGAAGCGTTAATTAACCATTATAATAATAGTAATCTAGTTAACGATGTAGAAATAATATTTCTTGGAGGCGAACCTACCCTGTGGCGAGACTTATCTGATGTAATCACATATCTAAAAAGTCGTTGTAAGGTTAGACTTAATATAACAACTAATGGTTCTAGAACTCTACGCTGGTGGAACGAATACGGACAGTATTTTGATAGCATCAATATCAGTGTACATCATGAACGTGCCGATATTGCTCACATAATAGAAGTAGGTAAGATACTACATAAAAAGAAAGTAATCTTTAATACCAACGTAATTATGGATCATACTAACTGGGACAAATGTATGTCTATCTATAATAAGATAATGACATCTACTCCTAAATGGCCTGTGCTAGTAAAACCTTTACACATGGATGGTGTGTTTGATTATGATGAAGAACAAACTAAATTCTTAAAAACGCAATTGAAGAGATGGCCATCTTTAAATAGACTATGGCTGTATATAACAGGAATACCTAGAAAAAAATACAAGGCGTTCTTTAGCGATGGGTCTACTATAACTACTGAAAACCCTAACTTCTTTGGATTAAATTTATATAATCGATTTAAAGGTTGGGAATGTAATGTAGGTGTTAATATATTGTTTATTAGAAATACTGGAGAAATACATAGTTCGTGTAATCAACGATTATGGAATACCGATCCTTATAATATATATGATGATGATTTCCCAGAAAATTTTAAACCTGTTGTTGCACCAGTAATCTGCGATATGCCTGTATGTGGTAGTTGTACAGGCAATACGGCAGTAGCTAAGAGGATGATATCTTAGTAAGAGGAATGTCTGCCGCGCAGGTACAGAAATTACGGTCACAAGTTACGGGTTCGCTAGGGACAACGAAGTTACCTTCATATATGTTGCCAAGACTACCACCGACTCTACAAGTCGCTCTGTGTACATCTCCGTCCCAATTAATCATTAGGCTTTCTATACCTGCGTTGCAAGTCCAACCTTTATACTTGTTAAGATGCAATTTGATAATGTCATTGGCATGCATTTTCTTGTCATTATCAATAACACAGTTTGCTTCTACAGTAGCTTCATATTCTTTAATCCATTGCAAGTCTTCATGATTATATCGCATGTCATCGAATATATCATGATCACCTTCTGTCCAGCGTACACGTCGAACAGCATGTGGAATAGAACTAGCCGCTAGCGCACCTGCAATATAACGAACTCGTTTCATATGGTCTTGATGTGCCATTACATGAACTAATACTTTGCCAGAAAAATATTCATTAACATTTACAATAGTATTAAGTACACGCCTTACATCATATTCCATGTGTACACTAAACACAATTTGATCTGCACGTAGATTAGCATACCATTCGTCTTTACGTGTACCGTTAGTTGTAATACTAACCCAACTGACTCCTTGATTTTTACAGTAATTAACCAGCTCTTCAAACTTAGGATGCACAGTAGGTTCCCCACCTGTAAAACTTATACGAATAGGTTTACCTATTTTTAATAATTGATCAACGGCTGATTTAAGTATCTCTATATCAGTATGCTCACTAGTATTGTCATGTATACTGGCCGGACAATAACTACAATCGTAATTACAACGTTTTCCAAGGTTCCATTCTATCTTAACACTATTCTGATGAGGCCATCGACTGTTAATTTTAATCATAATGTATCCAACTTAGCATGGCTGACTAGAGTGTCATAATATATGTCGCTATTGAAGAATTTAATTTCTTTAATCTTAGCATCATACCCTAACACATCTCTACCCCATTTTAATTTACAAGCATGATTAGGAACATACCAATCACTAATTATTGGATGAAAATCTAAAAATGTATCGGTTACAATAACTTCTCCAAGTATGTAATGCCCTAACGCTAGATTATTTAGGTTATCTAATGGCACATTGTATTTTGAACTTTTGGCCCAGGAATAAAATTGTTTCTCGACTGCCTTAAGGTATGGAAATCCTGCATTAAAAAACATAAGCGTTTCTGAGGTAATATTCTTTTGTATATTTAGATCATCCAGGTTATCGTTAGTTCTAGCAATTTCATCCCAAGGTTTGCCCAATGTAGCAAACCCTAACAATAAATCTCCCCACTTATGATCTGTAGTTAGCCAAAGTTTGTATTCTTCTTTAATAGGAATTCTAACATCTGTTGATTTGTAAAATTTTACAGTAGTATCAAACTCTGTTAAATCGTTATTGTTTTTAGATTCGAGCGCATGTATAAGCAAATTGATTTGAAACTCATCTTCTGTTGCGCCTTCTTTTGCATGATCGACAAATTTACTATGCAACTGATTTAATTTTTCTTGTGATACTGGTAATTCTATAATAGGCTGATTTGTTTTTTCAAATAGATGATTTAACTTTTTTAAAAGTAATTCAACATTTTGCCCGTTAGTAATCCCCATTTTAAAAGAATCGGCGTCGTTATATATGTCTTGCCATATGTGTTGTACAGGATTATCATTTAGATGGTAATGCACAGACAATGTTTTTTGATTTGTTTCGACTACAATCTCAGCTGTGTTACATCCAACTGAATTATAAAATATCTTTTTAAAATCCTGCATAGTCAATAAATTCCGTAGTAACATCAAAAAAACTTTGGTTTCGCGTTTCGTCTAATCTGCGATTAAATTCTATACAATCTTGCCACTTACTACTTTGATCCTGTGCCCACATATAATTAATAACACCGTCTATTTGTTTTAGTGTAAGATCTAACAACATAGGATGTTGCTTTACTAAAGCATAATCTTCTATATACATTTTAGCAAAGTTCAAATTAATAGTAGCTTGTTCTTTAAGATGTTCTGGTAATACTTGAGATGACAATACGTTGGGATAGTTTACCATATTTGTGTAAAATACAATGCCCAACTCATCTAAAAAGTATTTGATCATCTTATCTAAGATCATTATATTGCTAACTTGCACAGCAACAGCGCCTACGATACGACTCACATTAGGAATTTTTTGTATTTCTTTTATATTAGATATCAACTCATTCCAGTTAGCATTACCTCGTATGTACTCATAACTTTCACCCAACCCATCTATACTAACATTAACTGCTACACTTTTAAATGCAGGCCAATAGTCGAATATGTTACGTTTGCCTTTACCTAAACTAGTCAAATTAGTAGCGTATTTGATTTCAATTTGATGAGCATACGGTTGTAACATTTCTAGTATACGATAATGTGTTGGGTCTGTTAGTGGCTCACCACCAGCAAACTCTACACGGCGGAAGTAGGGTAAGAGCTTTTCTAAACTAGCCCACCATTCTGGATTATCTGTAAATTTGTCCAAATATGGACTTTCCATTAATTTAAGATCTTGTATCGTTTTAACAAGGTAGTTATCTTCTTGTTTGTAATACTTTTCTACTACTGCCCAGTCATTCCAACTAGTACTATCTGTAGGGTTACACATTCGGCACTTGAGGTTACACAAATTGTTTAATTTTAGTTCCATAGTAGGAAATTCAAATGGCATTGTGTAATCGTCTTTTAAAGCGTCTAACGCATTAGGATATAAGTTGATACGTGCTTCGGGTATTACACCGCTTATATGACGTTCTCGCAAGGATTCGACGCCCTGATCTTCTAGGTTAAAGCACGGAGCACATTCGGGCGGGCGTATGTTAGTAAGCACTGACTTACGTATGCGTTTCATATCATCGTTATTCCAAATTTCTTCCAAGGAATTCTGTTGTATAAAACCAACAGGGTGGCTACGACAACACACTTTAATTGCCCCGTCTTCTCTAGTAGCGAGCCCTGTGAATGGGTGCATACAAAATGTAGTTGATTTATGTTGCATGTGTTAACTCAATGTAATACAAACCAACGTCATCTCTTGAATATTCTTTGTTAGGAAATATTCCCGTTACCGTTAGTTCAGAATCTTTGATAAATGGTAGGAATGTATCTAGAGAAGATCCGTGTTTATTTTCTTGTAACAAAATTACACCATCATGTGCAAGATGGTTTTTAATATTGTTAAAAAAGTTCTTGTGTGCTTGCCAATTTAGATCTACATTAATTCGCATACCGTGTTTGTCCGTTGAATGAAAGTATGCGGGATTTTCAAAATGCGGAGGATTAGCTACTACAAGATCAAATATTTCGTAGTCTGGTAAACATGATAACTCGCCTCCTAAATATGCGGTTCCTGTACAGTTATTATATTTGATAGACTCTTTAACGCAATCAATTGCAGGTTTGTAAATATCAGAAAAACATACAGAATTGCACAATTTGTTTCCTAATAATGAAAAACCAATAAATCCAGGACCCGAACACCATTCGTAACATTTTTTAAAAATTCTGTCTTTATACCTAGACCGAATGATATCTAAATAATACGAAGACTGAATTATACCTCCACCATATAGCGCATTTTCATAAAACACTTTGATAGATCCTGTGCTGAATATTTTTTTGCTGGTAAAGCTATAAAAAACATTTATAATTTTTTCAGCTATGTCTTTTGGGTATTCATCAAAAGGGGTGCTGGTAATGGATGTTGGGTTAACGTAATCCGGCCAACCTGGTTCTTTAGCTAGATTGTACGCAAGTTTCCATTCATCTTGACTAATTTTTTCACTAATGAGATTGTAATCTATATGCATAGAAATATTTATAGTGTAAAAGTAGCATATAAATATTTCATGCTCATCCCTACACAATATACTATAGATCCAAAACTATTTCAAGAGGCTTGTCGTCAATTGCCTGAAGCCGGAATGAAGACAACTATTAATAAACCAACTGGTGATTTCTTTTATGATTCTTGGGTACTAAAGGACGAGTACAAAGGAACCATTTGGGAAACCATTTATAACTCATTACCTGTTACCAAAGGTGAAGCAAGAATAATCATTTTGGATCCTAATCAATGCTATCAAAGACATGCTGATATAGATGATAGATATCATTTGAATATATTGGGTGAGAACTGTTATCTAATTGATCTAGTAAGAGATATAATGCATCCATTGGCGCAGGATGGCATATGGTATGACATGGATGCCAGCTTCTTACACACAGCGGCTAACTTTGGGCGTCGTGCTAGAGTACAGTTAGTTGTTAGAAAACTATTGAAAAAGAATCGATTAAAAAATCCCGTTGACATAGCCGTAACTACTACGATGTCAAACGCAGATCATGCTAGACACATATTTGACAACACAGTTAGTCCTTGGCTCAATGACGCCAACAAGGCCGGATATATAACCAATTTTAATTATTCATCTATTGTTGTTAAATTTAGTATAGAACAAGATATGTTAGATTCATTAAAACACATACTACCAGATGAGTTCAAATTAGTATGAAAGCAACGTTCATTGGAAATTGTAACACTATAAATTGGCAGGCATTAATAGATGAACTGCAAAATAAGGATGGGGATGTTAGATCATACGGTGGAAACTTTTATCATAATGACGATGGAAGATTTGATGAAATTATAAACTTATGGAAGACTGCTGGATATGATAAATCAGGAACTGTTGAATGGATTAATTATTATCCAGGTAAACATTTCGATGCTTCTGTAATTAAGCAATTTGAAGAATATACTAATACTGAATGTATTAGAGCTTGGATAAGTAAAGTACGTCCGGGCAGATATGCACCATATCACAAGGACATAGATGATGATGAAGAACTATATCTTGCTAGGGGCGAATTAGTTCGATATACAGCACACCCGAGTATATCGGAAAAGGGTCAAGTGTTCATAGTAGAAGATTCTGTTCTTCATTTAGAAGAACAGGGAAATGTATATCAATGGCCCAGCTATCGTGCATACCATGCTGGAGGTAACTGTAGTTTTAAACCTAAATTTTTGTTTAACTTTCTAGGAATTAAAAAATGAAATTTATCGGTAATAGTTTAGAAGCAATATACTGGCCCGAGATTCTTAAAGAATTAAAAAAACAACAAGGACGATTTAGGGGTAGTAATCAACAAGATGATATTCACCACAACTCTAAAGTGTCGGCTCTACGAGATATCTGGATTGAGGCTGGCTACGATGGAGACCATTCAGTTGGTTGGTTAGATTATGATCTACCAAAAGAAATCGTAGAGGACTTTGCTAATTGGCTAGGAGTTATTCCTATTGCAGGGTGGGTCACTAGTGTGCCTCCAGGGTTTGTAGTCCCGTGGCATGTTGATTATACTGATGATGAAGACCAACTAACAAGCAATGGCATAGTTTTAAGATATACTTGCCACATTTGCGAACCAAAGTGGGGACAAGTTTTAGTATTAGAAGATCACCCATTTCATATGGAAGAACAGGGTAATGTATATCAGTGGACAGATTGGCAAGATTGGCATGGCGGAATGAACATGGGTTTAGAGCCTAAATTTTTATTTAATTTTATGGGATATGCAAAATGACGTATTCTATTGATCTAACTATTCCAGGCGATCCACTTAACGATTATAGCATCCTAAATCAAACAGGCACTGAACCTGAAATTTGGTTCGCTAACAATAACCAAGTTAGCAATGAGTTTAGAGATTGGTTAGACAGTTTAGGTCTAGTCATGACCTATCCTCCTTTAATTTTTTATACACCTCCTGGACAGCAGTGCGGTATACACATCGATGGATATGAGATTAGTGACAGAGCGTGTGTTAATTTTATAGTTGGCGGGGAAGGCAGTCTAATGCATTGGTATAAATTAAAACAGATTGTTGCCATTCCTGAACAAGTGGAAACACAAGCAGGTACACCTTATACATTATATAGACCAGAGCAAGTAGAACATGTATATTCTCATGCGGTTAAATGGCCTAGTATTGTACAGACAGGCGAACCTCATAATATTACAAACCATACACAAGGACCGCGTTGGTGTATTAGTTGTGATATAAGTAAAAAAGAAAATCCAGAAAGCGGATTAACATGGGATGAGGCTGTGGAGGTTTTTAAAAAATGGATATCTTAGAACAAGCTAGACTGATTTTAAAAAAAACCGAAATACCCTGGATTGAATTAGATATAAAATTTGATGTTGATGTATGGAAACAACAGATATTAGAAGTAGAACCTTTTTATCAAGAATATAGAGAAAGCAATAGTGAAGGTTGGTCTAGCTGTTGTTTGCATGGACTGTCTGTAGACAAACCATATACAGCCGATAATTATGGATATGATGAGTATAAGGCACCATACTTATATACAGATTTGGCTTATAAAACTCCTATCATTACAGACTTTTGGAAAAATCAATTTCCAGCAGAACGTTATACTAGAATTAGATTCATGAAATTAAATCCGGGCGGGTTTATAGATTGGCACAATGATGGCCAACTCCCCGATGGTGTAGATCCGTTAGACGTAGCGTTACCTATTAATCTAGCTGTGTTACATCCGGGTAACTGTACAATGAAAATTGAAGATAAGGTAGTACCCTGGGAAGAAGGTAAAGTCTTTATGTTAAATGTAAGCAAAAATCATGCGGTGTTTAATCATAGCAGTAAACCTAGAATTCATATGATTGCTAACATTATATTGGGCAACAGGAAAACAGAATTTGCTGAAATGCTTGTAAGATGTTATAATAAAACTTATGATCAAATTTAATAGCACTAATTTTCCATCCAATAAAATTGTTTATATAATTTTAGATAGAACATATACTTGCCAAAATTCTTGGACTGCTGAACTTGTGAAAAATTTAAGTGATTACGTATTAAGTAATATCCTTGTCAAAGGTTACAATGTATTACAAGGTATAGACGAAGATTCTCTTTTAAAAGAAGCAAGCAACAAATATGAGTATGCGGTGGTACTATCTACTGGCACAGAATTTATAAATGGTAATGCGTTTTTTAAACTAGTAGAAGAGTATGTATTACATGCTAAAGATTTTTTCTTAATGGGTCATATACCTGATAGAGATGATGGCTACTATGAATTGCATGAACAATGCTACTTAATTAATCTTAAAAAATATAAAAAATTAAATTATCCAACAATTGGTGAATTTGAATTTTATTCTTCCCACACTCAAGTTGAACCAGTTCGTAGTCCTTACAACATTCATGATGATTACACTCCTGTCTGGGTTAGATGGGGAGAACGCGAGCGAAAATATAAACACAAGTGGCATGGTTGGAATATATTAAGTGTGGCATTTGCTAATCAAGAAAATGTCCAAGTGTTTAGTGAAGATTTTAGAAATAATAAAAAATACTATTACCCGAATTATGAACCGGCATTCATTCCAGCCAGTTCATATCTGTATGGAAAATATAGTGTTGCTAGCCAAACTTTGTTTTATCCTTATAATACAGAAAAATTATCAAAAGTTAAATTTCAAGGCCCAATCCGTCAACTAGTGATACAGGCTAGCGGACTGCAATGGTATAGTTATTTGTTAGAGCATGGCTATGACCAAAATACAGTTGTGAGATTTGTTGATTATAATTTGTTTGCATTAGAATGTATGCAATACCTTATAGTATCTTGGGATGGTACAACTGACTATTTAGAATTAATTCAACTGTATGCTAACACTAGAGCATCGTTGGTCGGAAAGGATGGAGCTGATTGGCTATCTATAACAGATGTTAAACAAGATATCGACATTGATAAATGGTTAGACATACAGCGTACAGTTAAATTTGAATATAGGCATGAAGATATCGTTCTTGATACATCGTTGAACGTTAATAAATGGATTGATAATTTACCTAATACAATTATTCATTTAAGTCATATTTTTAATTATGATCCTGCTTCAACGTTTGTATCACTTAAATATAGAATATACAGTGAACGAATACTTTTAGAAAAATTAAAAAAATATGTACCTGACGCTACTGTTATTATGATAGGTAAAGTATCTGAAAATGTACAGTACCCGACATGGCATATGAATGGTGATCTAAATGGAATTTAAAAAAATTGCTATCACCGGGCATACTAGCGGTATTGGTAAGGGGCTATATAATTATTTTGTAAACAAAGGTTGCACCGTTGACGGGTTCAGTCGATCGAACGGATTTGATATTAGCATCGATGACAATCTTGAAAAAATTGTATATCTTACTAAAGATTGTGACTTGTTTATTAATAATGCGTATGCTGGATATCAACAAGTGAAACTGGCAAAATTATGGCAACAACAGCATTGGGATGACTATCATTTCATTCTTAATGTAAGTTCAGTTGCATCAGAGCCTTTAGCAAATTTATCAGAAGTAATGCCTTGGTTGTTAAAATACGGCGAAGAAAAATATTCACTTAACAAGGTCAACTGGGAAATTAACGATACCGGGTCAGTTTGCAAAAGTATTGTAGCACTGCCGGGTGTGGTTGATACTAATTTTTCTAATCCTTACGATACTGACCTTAACAATGGTGACGAACTTTTTAATTATATAAATCAATCTAACAGTATTATTACAGTAGAAGATTTTGTTAAAACTGTAGATCTTGTATTACAATCAATTAACGGTAGAAATTTTATTTCTAGTTTTACTGTACTAAATGGAGGTTGATTATGATGGTTGATATTAATAAGGAATTGGCAAATAATCAAAATATTAAAAATTGGATTGCTCGGATAAGTTGTCCTAATACTAGTTTAGGTGGAATGCCGGTATGTCCGTTTGCTAACAACAGCGAATTAACCATAGTCGAAACCGACGGTAGCGATATAAATCCTCCTCCTTGGGATTTTGATCTTATTGTATACAATCTTCCAGATCATTACACAGTTGAAGAACTTAGCGATCTAGCCAAAGAATATAACAAGATACATCCAGACATGGTATTTTTACCCGACCATAAAGATAGAAAAACATTTATTAATGGGGTACAAACTAACAATGGCGTGAATAATCTTATTTTGTGTCAATGGAGAGATAATTTAGAAAATGCTAGAAGTAAACTAAAAAACACTAAGTATTACACATACTGGGATGCAGACTATTTGAAAGAGATACTAAATGTATAATATTGAACCAATATTTCCTCAATATATTTTAAATGGGATTCTTCCCGATTGGGAGAAATGTCAAGAAGAATTAATGACTGTGATTGTAGCTGAGACAAATTCTATTTTAGACATACACGATAACCACGTTAGTAATAAATTTATATCTCAAAACATACTTGATAAGTGTCCTTTAACAAAATTGCATATTGAAAGTTTTTTAAAAGAATATTCTAATAATTTAAATATAGAACCTTTAATAATCTCCGATAGTTGGATTACAGAATATTCTAAACAGGATTATATCGTGCCGCATAATCATCTCCCTAAATTTGTATCCGGTGTTGTATTTGTTAAACAAAGCCAAACTGGCGGATACTTTTATTTTGAAAATCCTCTTGAAGATGTAGATAATATCACGCAACATAACAAATACTTAAACAACATTAACCTACATCAGAGAGTACACATGTTTCAACCAACAGAAGGTCAAATTATTATTTTTAAATCATTAATGAGGCACGGAACTACTCCGGTTCTTTCGGATGATACTCGATATTCATTGGCATTTAATGCAAAGTTTTAAATTATGAATCATGCTGTTATTTTTAATATACACACATTTGGTCCTAGAAGACCTGCAGGTGCGTATCGAATAGCATCTTTTTTAAGAGAGCACGACTGGGATATTGAGGTAATTGAATATGCTAATAGATTTTCTATTGAAGAATTACAAGAAGTAGCTAGAAGTAGAATCACTAGTAGCACTGTATTTTTTGGCTTTAGTCCTTTTCTACAAACATGGGAAGATAAATTTAAAAAATTTACAGCCTGGCTTAAAAAAACTTATCCAACTGTTAAATTAATAATAGGTAGTCAAGCTCGTCCTCGAATTGAAGACAGTAACATTGATTATTTTATTACAGGCTACGGCGAAAAAGCTACACTTGCATTATTACAAAGCATTACTGGCAATACCTCAGTACCAGTTGCATTTGATCCTAAATATTTTGGTTCTAAAAAGGTAATAACAGCCAATGACTCGTACCCATCATATCCTATGAACTCTTTAATGATCAAGTATGAGGACCGAGATTATATACAGCCTTGGGAATGGTTAACCATAGAACTTACTAGAGGATGCAAATTTAAATGTTCCTTTTGTAATTTTCCAGTACTAGGAGTAAAAGGTGATTACAGTAGAGATGCAGAAGATTTTGAAATACAACTGAAAGATGCATATGATAGATTTGGAACTAAAAATTATTATATAACAGATGAGACCTTTAATGACTATACAGAAAAAGTTACAAAGTATGCAGATGTAGTAGATCGGTTACCGTGGAAACCCTACTTCACTGCATTTATTAGAGCAGATTTATTAGTATCAAGACGTAATGAATGGGACGAATTAATCCGTATGGGAGTGTTTGGACATTTTTACGGAGTCGAAACAATGAATCATGCTAGTGGTAAAGCCATCGGTAAAGGAATGAGCCCAGATAAACTTATGCCTGGACTAGTTAACGTCAAAGAACATTTTTTAAAACACGGGTCTTACCGCGGAGAAATATCTTTAATTGCCGGCCTACCTCACGAAACACCAGAAACTTTACAAAAAACTTTTAAATGGATTGAAGATAATTGGCAGGGGCAAGCCGCTAATATGTGGCCTTTAGAAATACCTATTAATCCTACTACTGATGCGCTGTCTTTTATGTCAGCAAATTATAAAGATTTTGGCTATAGAGAATCATCTAAACCGTATCCAATATTTAAAGATCCTAATGACCACGAAATCGTTAATAACGAAACAATTCAGCACGGGTTTTCAAATTTAAATTGGGAAAATGATTACATGGATTTTACTGAGGCTTCTAATATTACAACTGCTTGGTATGAAAAAGTAGGTAACAAGGAACTAGATTTAAGATGGAGTCCATTTTCAGTAGGCGATTTTTGGGATAAGAGTATAGATGAGTTTATGCGTATGCACCAGTATGATTTTAATTTGAATGATAATCACATAATTAAGTCTTACATTAATAAAAAATTAAACAGGGATAACAAATGAATATTGTTAATTTATTTCCTCAAGCAGTACTAGAAACACAACTAGAAAATTGGGACCAATGCCGTGAAGAAATTTTTAAACAGGTCGAGTTATCTTCAGGCGATATCGAATTTTCAAACGATATTGTGTTAGCTAGTAATTCATTCATATCAACAAACATATTAAAAAAATGTCCAATAACTACCGCGCAGTTAAATGCAAATTTACAACAGTATGCAGACACAATCGGTGTGGAATCTTTAAAAATTTGTGATAGTTGGGTTAGCAAATATGAATATAACGAATACCTTTCTACGCACAGGCATTCTCCAAAACATGTTTCAGGGGTAATATTTTTAACTGATGGGTTCCAAGGAGGAGATTTTTATTTCGAAAATCCTGTTGTAGATTTGGACCATATTTTGCTTAATGAACACTATGCTAAATTCAATTCATATAATGAACCACTACATGTCATTAAACCAATCATGGGGAAATTAATTATTTTTAGATCCTTGTTAAGTCATGGTACTACTCCATTATCTTCAAATACAATAAGATATTCTTTGGCATTTAATGCAATGGTGGGAAAATGAGTATTTGGACAAACTGGGATCCTCTAAAAGAAGTTATAGTAGGAAATTGTCTTGCAGGTAATACTAAAAGCAAGCTCGATGTAATTTTAGAAGAGACTAAGGAAGATTTAGACAATCTTGAAACCTATCTAACTAAACTAGGTGTGCGAGTGCATCGTCCAATAGTCACTGCATACCTAGCAGATATCGATCTTGGAAATTTTAATGTACACAATGCCACGGCACCGATTGTGCCACGTGATCAATATCTAGTATACGGTAATACTGTTTATCAAACATACACTAGTATGCCTGATAGATATTTGGATAGTGTTAATTACTATCATATTTTTAAAGAACTGTATGACAGAGGTCTTAATTGGATTAGTCAGCCACCCCCTATACTTAAAAATTTAGAAGATAAATGGTGGGCCGATGGTCCTACGATCTATGATGAAAAGTTAAAAGATAATTTACTTTGGCATACAGCAACTATGCTTAAATGCGGTGACAAATTAATTACAAATACTAAAGGCCCTGGTAATGCTAACGGGATAGAATGGATGAAACGTAATCTACCAACAGACACTATTGTAGACGTTGGTAACACTCAGCAAGCAGGTTGGGGGCATATTGATCATGGATTCTTTGTAGTAGACGATGAAACTGTGTTTTGTGTAAACAAGAGATGGGTACCCGAGCCACTGAGAAACTTAAATGTTATAGAGTTAGAATCATTGTTTGAAAAGTTCGATGATACAAAATTCATAACAGATTATACTCAATCCGGTGGTAAGTTTACTGATGCATGGATAGATAAATGGCTTACAGAATGGAAGGGCTACGCACAGGAGGTATTTTTTGATAGCAATGTGCTAGTTGTTGATCCTAAGAACATATTGTTTTCAAATACACAACCTCGTATATTTAAACTAATGGAAAGTATGGGAATCAACTGCCATGTAGTTCCACAGCGCCACGGGTTATTCTGGGAAGCAGGCATTCACTGCCTTACATTAGATTTAGTCCGTGACGGCGAGAGAAGAACGATAATCAGTTAACGCATTAAATAAATTCTGTTCTAGGTTTACAAACCAGCTACTAGGTGCATTAAGCGGCACAATAAACAATAATCCACTTCCGCCTTCGTTCCACAAACCTGCACTTAGTCCATGTTTATAAAGTAATCTTTCAAATATTTCTTCTAACGGTTTGTCCTGCAAGAGCTCAAGATTAAACACTAGCCCGTGATTATTATATCCTTTGATAAGGCCAGCATCGACTAATCTGTTAGCCACAGCTTTAGTGCAGTCTACTAGCCTACTATGATCATCAAATATATGTTCTTTTTCTATCACATCTAAGTACGCTAGAGTACTATAAATTCCACTTAGACTAAAACTATAACTAAATCCATGCGGCCAAAAATTATCTTTCATCTTGTCATAGATTTTTTTGTTTGCTAGGGTAGCACTTAGTGGAAAATATCCTCCTGATAATCCTTTACCCATAGTAAAAACATCTGGCTGGACTACACCTTGCCATCCAAAGAATGTACCCGTCTTCCCACCGCACATTGCGATGTCATCAACAATAAGAACTATATTCTTATCGGTACAAGTCTTACGCAGACTGTCCCAGAAATCTTTACCAGGATTATACAAACCATTTTGCCAACTGGCTGTTTCTATAACTACAGCACATAGGTCATCTGTAATCATATCTAAATTATAGTCACTAACAACACAACGCGGATCTTTGCCAAACATGCTAGTCATATAAGTTGCATCGCTGACGCTAGAACTCATATAAGTACTTCCGTGATAGCTTTTCTTAAAACCAAGAAACTTATTCCTATTGTTATACATCTGTGCTAGGCGTAATGCACCTTCTATTGCATCGCTTCCGCTAAGAGCAAACATAGTACGATAGCCGCCACTCATTGTGTATAATTTTTCACCTAACTTAATCACTGCTTTGTTAGTAGCAAAAAATTCTCCACTAGTAAATGGGTGATGTTCCATTTGCTTGTGTACTGTACTAACTATATCGCTTCTCTGGAATCCAATTGGAAAACACCCGCAACTTCCTAAACTTAAATCCATTAAAACGTTGCCGTCATCTACAAAGCCATACTCGGTGTATTCGGATATAACTCTAAGAGCTTGACGACTATTTTGTGCGTATGGAAAAATTAATTTTGAATCAATCATAACTTAGTGAAAGTGAAATTCTTTTCTTGTTTGCTTGTATGTTTTCAACACTGTGTATCTTACTAACATCTATATAGTGCCATCTATTTGGTTCAATTAATACTGAGTTTACAACTTCAATCCTATCGTATGTAAAAATAGTTTGAGGATATGCAGTCAAATGTTCGTAACCTTTTGCATTTTTATAAAAGTTAGTAGTAGCACCAGCGGTTTCTATTACATAATTATATACATAATTTCGTGCTTCGTCTATATGCGGAGTAACACTAGCACCGCCATGCATTACTTGAATAGTAACTAATACTGGTATAGGTGTAATATTGTTATTAACCCATTCGGTTATCATATCACTTACTGGTAAAAAATCAAAAGTTGCAAGATTTTGAAAATGCTCGTGTGCTGTATTCATAGGAAATCCTAAAGAATCTTCTTTATCAGAATACACGCCTTTAAGTTTTTCCAGTAGTTTTTCATTGACTGCATTTAATTGTAAAGAAGGATCTGTTGTAACTTTTCCTGCAATATATTTAAATACTTCTTCAGAAGTATGATGATTATCGATAGGATTTTCTATTAGTCGATATATTTCTGCTACTATATCGTCTGAAAGTTTTGGTAAGTGGTCTTCGTATCTAAAATTCATTTTGTGAAATATCCGTTTAATACAATGTTTTTATTAGTTTTAAAACTATCCATTTTGGAAATTTGAATATTTTGCCAGCTATTTGATATTTCCTTTCCGTTTAAATGTTTACGAGCAGTATCTTTATCAATAAAGCCCATGCCAGCTAACACTTGATTCCATGCCTGATATCCTATGCTATTTGCAGTATTAGGTACATCGTCTTTGTTAAGCAAACGATACTTTGAAATATTAATAATATTTTTAACAAAATCTGTGGCGATATCATTGTTAGAAACATATTCCCAAAATAACGAATCTGTTTTGCCGCCCTGGTAATGTAAGATAATATAATCTTTTATTTCATCATATAGCTCACGTATTTCTTTATTATATTTGTCTTGCTCATTATTAGCAAAACATTCAACAAATTTTTTAATCTGGATAATAGTTGCGTGTATACTTGTTGCTTCTAAAGGTTCTATAAATGCACTAGCAAGACCTAAACTTAAACAATTTTTAGTCCAGGCATTATCTAATCTGCCAGCTTCAAATTTAATTTGTTTGATAGGATCAATTTTACGATTTAGTTTAGTTTCAAGTTCTTGGTGTGCTTGATCAAAAGATAAAAATTGATCACAAAATACATAACCGCATCCAAACCTATGTGCTGTTGGGATTTCCCAAACCCATCCGCTACTCATTGTGTAGGAACGAGAGAATGGTTCAGGCCAAACTGGAGGTTCATATGGCAATAGAAATGGCAACGCAGAATTCATTAGTAGGTGTTTTTTATAACTGACCCACTTTGCACCGACTGCGTTCATTAATACTCGATTAAATCCGGAACAATCAATAAAAAAATCTCCGTCGATAGTTATATCGTTAGATAACTTTAATGAAGATATGTTTCCTGTTGGGTCGAGATTTACACTTGATACTGTGGAGTCAACAACAGCGCCTCCCATTGCAAGTACTTTCTTTTTAAAAAAATTACCTACTTTATGTCCGTTGAAATGATAGCTGATTCCCGGCGTGTCTGCAATGCCGGTTTCATCTTGTTTTAATACAGAACGTTGGTTGTTGATAAACATTCCTAAAGGCGTAATTTTATGTATGGGTTCACCTTGTAATATCTGCCAAGCTAACCTATCACTAACGTCGCTATTGTAGGATGCATTTAGATCTAACGGATTAAAATAATGTGTGCCGTTTGGAATCCAGTTTTCATGTTTAAAACCTAATTTAAAAGTTGCCTCAGTTTCAATCATAAATTCTTTAAAATCAATATCGATATCTTTATTATTAATAAATCCACCAAGTATATGTGTACCGCCTTCTCCTACGCCGATGATTCCTAAGTCACTACTTTCTATAACTGTGATATTATAATTTGGATTCTTTTTTAAAATATAAAAGGCAGCTAACCAACCTGCTGTACCTCCTCCTACAATTATTATGTTATCGTTTGACATTAGGTAACCACCAATCTGATTGTTTTTCAATACAATCATCTAACGATTTATAATCTAAAGACTTTGTTAAAATTTTATTATACCAGGAATTATATCTCGATTGCATTCCATCGGATATTTTGATATTATCATAATTGAATTTATTTAATCCTGCTAATACTTGATTCCACGCTCTGTAACTTAAATTATTAAGTTTATTAGGAATATCATCTGCTGTTAAAAATCTATGTTGTGCAATTTCTAAAATGTTGTTAACTTTATCGGTAGCAATATTTGAATTACAATATTTCCAAAAATCAGAATTGTTCTTATTTCCAAGGTAGTGTAATACAATAAAATCTTTAATTTCATCGTATAATTCTATAATGTTTTTATTATATAAATTCGAGTTTGTGTTACCTTGAATTATCATTTTACCCAGCTCATCAATTTGAATTTTAGTTGCATGAATACTTGTAGCCTCAAGTGGTTCAACAAATGCACTGGCTAGTCCTAACGCAACACAATTCTTATTCCAAATTTTTTCCAATCTGCCAGCTTCAAATTTAATTGTTCTAATTGGATTAATTTTTCCGTAATACTTATAAGTATCTTCTAATTCCTTAACAGCATTTTCATACGAGATAAATTTATCCGAGTATACATATCCCATGCCTTGACGGTATCGTGTCGGAATATTCCATGTCCAACCTGAACTCAATGCAGATGCTTTTGTTAACGGAATCACATCATGCCAATCTAGACTAAATGGAATGGCAGTGTTTACTAATAAGCTATCTGCATACGATATCCATTTAGTTTCTAATGCAGACATTAAGATTTTTTGAAAACCTGTGCAATCTATAAACAAATCTGCTGTTTCAAATTGTCCGTTGTCTAATCTAAGTTTTTCAATTTGCCCATTAGTATCTAATATTACTTCTGTAACTACTGAATCTATAATATTAACAACATCGGAGCATTTATTTTTAAAAAATAATCCTACTTTTCTGCCATCAAAATGAAAACTCCAATCACTAGTATCCCAGATCCCAGTTTCGTCCGATTTAATAGGAACTACCCTATGTTCTATAAGAATTCCTAATTCCGAAACTAAATGTAACGGTTTTTTGTTTAACATTAATAAAGGTAAGAAATCCTCATTTTCGCAATTAGGCAATAAGTCTAACGGCAGGTAATATGTAGAAGGCCATCCTATATGCTGTACTCCTAACTTAGGAGTAGCATCAGTAGCTTCCATAAATTCTCTAGTATCTGAAAATCCAAATTCATTCAAAGTGTTTATTATTGTGCCCAGCACATGCGTACTACCTTCTCCTACACCGATTATATCAATTTTACTAGATTCAATTACGGTAACATTTTGTTTGTAAATCTTACTCAGCATAAAGGCAGCTAACCAACCAGCAGTACCTCCGCCTACAATTACTATATTCATAGTATTTTCCTCAAGTACGTACTGATAGGATAATCACCAGTACACCCAATATTAAACGCAACAACATAACGATTCTCAGTCGTATGATTTGTTTCTGTAAAATGTCGTAGCCATCCGGGGAAAATTATAATATCTCCAGTCTCAACATCAACTATTTCTTGAATACCACCATTTATATCATTAGGGCCAGTCCAGTTATGAGGTTGAGTTCCAACTACTAAATTGTTTGGGTTTTCAAATATTATATTGCCCATACCGTTCTCTAATTTAAGATACAATACCCCTACTAATGGGTAAGGTGAATGATTATGAGGTTGAGTACTGATTCCCCCAGGTAAAGTTTCGTTGAGCCACATCTCGCTTATAAATGGTTTTAATTCAGGGTAGTAGTTAAATTCCTTCCAACAATTATTGACTATACTGTTGATATCTTTTACAATATTTGCTAATAACGGTATGTGATGTAATTGGTTGTTTGTATTAAATGTTGAAACAGTTCCAGGGCCAAGATCCCTGTGTTTTGCTTCTTTGGAGGCAAGCTCTTCTTTTACCAAAGGTAATAAATCTTGAAGAATTGCATCAACTCCTATAAGTTTAGTTCTATAGATTTTTATAGGGAATAAGTCTGTAAACATGTTTTTATTTAGTGCAGGATTTTAATCTATAAATAAAATATGAAACGAATATCTAAAAGTGATTTTGAATACAGTGCTGAATTTGCTCAAGCATACACAGAATATAATTTTGGTGAGAGTTACCAATTTTTTGTAGACTCCTTATTAGAGCATCATGATTTAAAATCAGGTAGTTTAGTTGATTTATGTTGTGGCACTGGAGAAATTACATCGTTATTAAAACATCAACTACCTAATCTTACAATAACAGGATATGATAGTTCTCCTGGTATGATCGCACAAGCGTTGAAGAATGGAGCCAATGTAAAATATATATGTGACAATATTGAAAATATTAACGACAAATTTGATATAATTATTAGCAACAATGCTTATCATCATTTTGATGATATTGATAAATTTTGGAATACAGTTTCTCGATTAAGTAACCCAACATCAAAAATATTTGTGTCGGATATTGTTCGTCCTACAATAGAGGATGATGTTGAAAGAATTGTTTCGGAAGTGTTAGGCAGTAACACTGAAATAGGATACGTTTTTTCTTTATCTCTAAAAGCATCCTATACTAAAGATGAACTACAAGAGCATATTAAGGGCAATTTTAATTTAAAAATTATTCAAACACCGATTGAAGGATTAGAAATTTTCTGTATCCATAACTAATTTATAAATGTCCGGAAGTGGATTACCCGGCCATTCGATGTAGTCTTTGAATGCACGTTCAACTAATAGTTTCATATCTAGCATACCATTAACTTCGAGATCATCTACAACTTTTGCTCTTTTAGGATTTAATATAGGTCTATAAAAATCCATAGCTATTGGCTGTTCTGAGTAATCGCTCGAACTATAAAAGGCATAAGCGTGGATCTTATTATTCTTATCAGTGTAAAAATATTTAGGATAGAAGCTAGGCTTATATATTTTTTCAGTTTTTAAATCTCTAGTAATCTGTGTTAATTGCTCTATATAGTTATCTGGTAATTCTGATTCGCAAGTGTTGTCATACCACTTAAATGCAATTTGTCTAGTATGCGGATTTACTTCAAGCAACTCAGGAGCCCAATCATATCCTATTAATTTAAAAACATATCTTTTTTCTCTTTCAAAACTGCTTGTAATTAAGTCTTGGGAGTATCTTAGATTAGTAACATTAAAATCCATCACTGCTACATTATCTTTTATAATTAAATCAAATACTCCGTGATTAGTAACTGTCAAGATGATCAACCCCTAGAGTCTTGCGAAATTCTTTTGTAAATTTTCCGTCAATACGCAAACTATAACTCTGTTCCATAATGCGTTCGCCACCATGCCAGTCCTGATCATTCCACCAAGCGGCACGAGTGTTTAAGTATGTCTTGTTCTTAGTCTCTGGATCCCACAAGTAGAATGCTTTCTTTGTGTTAGGACGAATGTGTATAAACTCATTGCGATGAGGGAACGTTTGATTCATACCGTTCTTAGCATCTAAGTCTCTATGTTCGAACGGAATACCATCTGCTTCGCAGTGAAAGAATATAACACGGCCAATGTCTTCGAACACAGTGCCTACTAGACCTTCGACCCACTTAACTACATTAGGAAAGTATTCTGCTTCTGGTGTTAGTTTTCGTGATGCAGTGCGATCATCCCACGAGCCCTCTTCCCACAAATAATAATAGATGTAAGGATCGTAAGCACCCATTGCCATTTTTAAATAACGTGTAAACTTATTACGTTGTTGAAAATCTTTGAAGTTGCTAGGCATTAAATCCATGCCATTTAATTTTATAGGATCGCTATCGGGCAATGCTAGAAATTCTTCTATAGCTTGATAGATAGGTTTCCAGCTTACCCGATAACTCATTTGATCAAATGTAAATCCAGGAGCCATCCAAGTTCCTTCTTTGGCAAATTCTCGTGCTAGAGCAAATCCCTTGTATATTTCAGGTTGAAGGTTATCGAATGTTTTCATGTCTAAATATGAATCCATACTATAATAGGGTTTGCCGTTTATTCCAATGAGCATAATTTTAAAAGATAATTAGTTATATGAGCTACGAATACTATTACAACAATGTTCCCGGTGAAGGTCTGTCTCGTAACAATCTTATTTACACTAGTTTGATCAGCACTGATAAAAAAGTCTTTGTACAGTGGTATCAAAATGACACAGAATATCATCAAGGCAAAAACCAAGTAGTCGACCCTGCCAAAATGGAAGAAAAGTGGCTACGTGAAGTTAACTATCTAACTCAAATGCGTAACGCATATCCAGACTTAATTCCAAAAATTATTAAGATTGACCTTGATGCTCGCAAGTTATTTTTAGAAATTGACGGGCCTGACTTTTGGGAACGGGCAGGATGCAATATGGATAACTACGATTCAGTTGTGCCGGATTGGCAAGACCAAATGATCAACATTATTAAAGCTCATAAGAGTTTAGGGTTTCACAAGTATAGCATGCATCCTAGTAGTTATTTTGTTGTCAATGGAAAATTAAAAAGCATTAATTATTTTTTTACCTACAGAGATAACGAGCCTAATATAAGCATAGCAGATGTGGAAAGTCACATACACCATAACAGACAAAAAGAAATACGTAAACATACAGAATCATTAGGCATAGATTGGAATGAACCACAATCTTGGGATACTATGGATAAATTATGTTGGGCCAGTTTTAGTACAAATTATCCAAAAGATTTTATAGAGCGTGTCAAATGTATAGAATAACACCGTGGTCTCCTGATCTAAATTTAGATGAGTTTTACGCTGAGGCTACTCGCAAGGGGTTTGTTAATAATGCAAATCAACAGGCTATGGTTGATTGTTTTAAAAATGAAAAAGAATGGGGCATGTGGATTCTTTACTACAACAACATAGCCGTAGGGAGTGTTGGCGCACATAGTATAGAAGAAGGCTATCGCATTTGTGCTAGAACTTGTGTCTTATCTAATCTACTTCCGTTAAATACACTACGCACTAGAAATCAAATAGTTACACATCAACATATTACAGCGCAATATCTTATGCCAACATGCATTGAATGGGTAGCTGGAAGAGGAGATATGTACATTACTAGCCATGCTGGAAAAATTGGTAATCAACGATTGGTTCATAATGTGTGGGGTCCTAGTTTAGAAAAAACAGGCGTACTATCAAGATCGTTTGAAAAGAATTATAGAGGACATTTACAAACATTTTGGAAATTGAACGTAGATGTATTTTTACAGCAATTAAAGGAAAATAAAAAATGGGTGGATTAGGGGAAACAACATCAGTATGCGAGCATTGTTTTAGACATGTTCCAGCTATGGTAGTAGAAAAAAATGGAAGCATCTGGATTGAAAAAACTTGCCCGGAACATGGCTTTTCGTCATACATGATAGAACGTGATGCAGAATTTTACCATGACCTTAAATATGATTTATCTAACCCAGAGTACAGAGCGCCGGATGGGTGCATGGTTGAAATCACTGATCGTTGTAATTTAAAATGTCCGCATTGTTATCATGAGCCAGATAATAAGGTAACTGACAAACCTATCGATCTTATACTTGCTCAAATTAATTCATTTCCTACTGATATCGGCGCTGTAATACTCGCAGGGGCTGAACCTACACTTCGGAAAGATTTGCATATTTTACTTCCTGAAATAAGAAAACTTCTTGACAGCACTGGTAAATCACATCAACATATATCTATGATTAGTAATGGTGTTAAATTTTCTGATTTAGATTTTACATCTAGTATTACAGAAGCTGGCCTAGATTATCCAGCAATAGGTTTAAATCATCATACCTATCAAGGAATGAAGGTACATAAAAAACAATTACAAGGGATTAAAAATTTAGTTGCAGTAGGTAGCCCTATGTATTACATAGGTTATACATTGGAAGATGTAAATCATTTCTCTGATGCCTTAGAGGAAATACAAAATTTTGGTAGCGATGCACTACAATATCGAATACGAGCAGGAAGTGAGATTGGTAGGAATCCAGACGAACCAAGATGGTTTTTAAGTGACCATGTGAAATTAGTAAAAGAGTATGTTGATAAAAAAGGGTGGAGTTGGGAGAAAATTCCTGGAGATGATAATATCTATCATTACATGGTTAAAATTAATGGGCTAACACATCGACTTATTCAATGGTGTGATGTTAAATCTATTGATCTAAATGAATTAAGAACAGGCCCTTGGTGTGATTTTGTTCCAGGGAAACCTATTAGTAATTTTTTACATCAGGTAATTTTAAGAGACGCTTATGTAAATAAAGGTCTGCCATTATGGGATACTGTTCCAGAAAAATATAAATTTAGATCAAGGTCGGATATTATTGCAAATCCCTAAGTATTAAATTTGCCAAGGCAACGTGAGCATCTATGCCGTAATGATAGTGAGGCAATTGTTTAAACCCGTTGGCCTTGCACCAATCTAAATAATTTCCGTAGCCTTCAAATTTAAACACATTATCTACATTAGGAATGTTCTCAGGAAATAATGGTATATGTCTGTAAGTTACTGCATGATTTGAACAGATGTTATCTACGCAAAACATAAGTTCTTCAAGATTGTTCCTCGGGTGTAAATTTGTTATATAAGCATCATTAATTGGGCTAGTGAATACACTATTCCATTGTACGCCTAACTGTAAAAAGTTATCACTGTCACATCCTAGGCCGCCCGGCGGATAATACATTTCCGATCTATCAGTACTGGTATAACTAAACAGCACTAGACTATGTGGATGTGTTTGCACTGCTTGAATAAGAAGTCTAAGACTTCGCGGATTACTTCCGCCACTCATAGCGTAGTTATAGCAAGGAACATTTAAATGTTCTGCTACAAGTTTTGGAAATGCCAGCTCTTTACCAGAAGCATCTGCTTGCTCAATAGTAATGCTACCAGACAAGTAATCTTCTAAACTGTATTTGTTTGCTAACTCACACCCTGCTACGTGACTATCGCCAAATGCTAAAACGGATTCGAAATGTTTCATGTAGTTTGTATATGCTTAAATATATGCTATGTTCAACGTGATACTATTTACCGACGCCCCTTATCCTCATCATAAAATTAGAGGGTATGGAGTACACCGAATAGCTAGTCAGATTAGAGCCAATGGTTATACTTGTCTAGTAGTAGATTTTAGCTCAGTATTAACTTTTGACAAGTATAAAGAAATTATAGATAACAGTGTTGGCCCTGATACTTACATGATTGGATTTAGTACCACATGGCTTCCTTATCGTTGGCCAGAAAAGCCTGGTGAATACACTAATCAAATTCCAGGGCATCATATAGGTAAACAACATGAGCTTAGTAGTTACAAAGAAGAAACACTTGATTGGAGAAAAGAAAATCTTGTGGTTAAGTTTGGTCAAAATAAAATAGATGAATGGTTATTATATCCTAAGTCTATTAATCCAAAAATTAAAATCGTCCTAGGTGGTGCCAAAGCAGATTTTTATATGGACTTGAAAAATGTAGATCATGTTATATTTGGTATTGCCGAAACTATGACAATTGAATTATTAGATAAGCTAAGTGGTAAAACAAAACGTATTTTTAACAAGTTTATAGATCATGATCGTAAAGCTCACGCACCTAGCTGGGATTTTCGAGAAAGTAGTACAAGCTATACTGAACTTGATTTTATTCAACCCCAAGAAACTCTTAATTTAGAAGTAGGTCGGGGTTGTAGATTTAAATGTGCATTTTGCAATTTTCCTTTGATAGGGCAAAAAAATGTTAATGATTATCTTAAATATCCTAATCAAATTCGAGATGAGTTGTTAGAAAATTATGAACGTTGGGGTACTACAAAATATTTTATTGTAGATGACACATTTAACGATAGCACGGAAAAATTAGAAATGATGGTTAAGGTTATGAGAGATCTTCCATTTAAAATTAAATTCTGGTGTTATACACGTATCGATTTATTAGCCACCCATCCCGAGCAAATTGAACTAATGAAAGAACTAGGTGTGGCAGAAACATTCTTTGGTCTTGAAACATTTAATGATAAGAGTAGTAAGACCATTGGTAAGGGAATGCCTAACAGCAGGCGCAAAGATACTTTATATAAAGCAAAAGAAATATGGGGTGATCGAGTATGGCTCGAAGGTGGATTCATGATCGGGTTGCCTTACGAAACACAAGCCAGTTGGCGAGAAACTGTTGAATGGTTAAAACAAAAAGACTGTCCTTTGGATATTAGTACATGCTACCCTCTTAACATAGTTAAAAAAACAGAACGTAATAAATGGTTTCCAACTAGTTGGTTTGATAACCATTATGAAAATTTTGGATATCATTTCCCTAATGAAGGTATCGAAGGATGGTTGTATTGGGAAAAAGATGATGGTACTGATATTTGTAATTTTAATCAAGCACAACAGATAGCCGATGCTAGTACTAAAGAACTTGCACCTTATCAACGTATGCGTAGGGGTGATTTTTATAAAAGTAGTTTTCAGCATCCTATATTAGGTGACCGAGAACGTACTATAGATATGACTCCTCAAGAGTATTCGAATACAATAGCTAATATTAATTTTGAAGAACTATTTTTTGAACATACTAATAGAGATTATTTTATTCCGTTACTAAATTTTTTAAGGAAAAAACATGTTTGATGTAATTCTATTTACAGATACTGCTGAGTTCGCTACTAAAACTAGAGGATACGGAACTCATCGATTAGCTAGTCACATACGTAGTAACGGCTACAGTTGTATTGTTATTGATTTCTTTTCTTCTATTGATTATAATCTATATAAACAAATACTCGATTTAACTGTTGGCCCTAACACATTAGTAGTTGGGTATTCAACAACATGGCTTCCTTATAAAATTCCAGGATTACCTTTACAAACTACAGATCCGGGAAGATCGTATAGAAGAGAATCAGATCCAGAACAATTTGATAAATTAGAAAATTCTAATTTAAAAGGAACACTTGCGACTGCTTTTGCAGGAGGTACATCTGACGAGTGGTTGCAGTATCCAAAAACTATTAATCCTAAACTTAAGACTGTATTAGGTGGTACGGCAATTTATATGTATATGGATATAAAAACTGTTGATTACTATATAATAGGCCTCGGCGAAACTATGATTATCGACTTATTAAATTCATTAAGTAATCGAGGAAAAAAACGTATTTTTAATACCATATTAGATTATGATAGTAAAGCTCAAGCACCTGTATGGGATTTTCGTGAAAGTAAAACACAATATACAGACTATGATTTTATAACAAGCCAAGAAACATTAAGTCTTGAAATTGGTCGCGGATGCAGATTCAAATGCACCTATTGTTCCTATCCCCTCATTGGTCAGAAAAACGTAAATGATTTTTTAAAGTATGAAAATATTATTAGAGAAGAATTATTAGAAAATTATAATAAATGGGGAATTACTAGATATTATTTTATGGACGACACGTTCAATGATGAAACTGAAAAGTTGGAAATGATGTTACGTGTTACTCGTAGTTTGCCATTTAAAATTAGTTTTTGGTGCTACTTACGTTTAGATTTACTAGCTATTCATCCTGAACAAATTCCTATGTTAAAAGAATTAGGTCTAGCTCAATGCTACTTTGGTATAGAAACGTTCCATCCGGAGGCGAGTAAAGCTATAGGTAAGGGTATGAATCCTGAAAAAAGAAAAAAAGCTCTAAGGATGTGTAAAGATATTTGGGGAGATTCAGTTAATATTCAAAGTGGGTTTATGGTAGGCTTACCTTTTGAAGGATCTGATTCTATTCGAGAAACTGCATTGTATCTTGCTGATCCTAATTGCCCTATTGATATTCCTTGGATTTTTCCGCTCACTGTAGTAGGAGGAGATCATCCTATTTCAAAATATATGTATAAAAGCGAGTTTGATAAAAATTATGCCAAATATGGATATTACTATCCTAATAAAGAAAGATTTTGGGAATGGTATAAAAAAGATAACACTGATATAGATAATTTTGAAACAGCTGATACAGTTGCTAGAGAGAATGATAACCTTGTCAAGTCAAGAAGAAAATTGTATAAAGGCGATTTTTATAAAGCATCATTACTACATCCTATTCTATCAAATAGAGAATTAACTTTAAAAATGACAGATGCCGAATATGAAAATTTAATTAAATCAATTAATTTTTCTGAATTATTTTATCAAACGGTTATGAATGATTATTTTAACCCGTTAATTAAAAAACTTAAGGACCAGTAAACGCCACCCATAAACTACCGTTAAATCCATAGAAGTGATTTTGTTGTTGATCAAAAATAATCATACCCTTAACAGGATTGCTTGGATAAGATGATGTGTTATATAGTCCCGTTTGTATTACAGGAGCACTTAAAACTCCTCTTGAACTTATAAGTACGGCTGCAGTTCCGCCTGGTAAATCTGGATTAGTTACAGATATAGCAAAACCGCCATATACTTTACCTGATGTAACTGTAGTAGATGGATCAACAAATAAACCAAATGCACCTATTCCTAGATAGTTAGAACCGTCATAGACTAAACCTTCACTGAATGATCCAAAATCTCCAGGGTGTACTACTGCTGGGGAAGCTAACGTTCCTCTTGAGATCCTTGTAGATATTCCAGAAACTGCTGTGCCGTCAGTTAGTCCTGTAAATAATGCAAAATTTCTATCGGCAGTTCCTACGATTGTAGTCGGGTTAGAGGCAGTTCCAATAGGTAAACTTGCTGATGTGAAATAATTAGAAACAGCAGGTATTGTCGATGTAATATAACCTGTAGCACTGATATTAATTAAACTATTAATATTAACGGCACCTGATGAAGTAATAGTTCCTGTAATGTTAATATTACCAGCACCGGAAATATTGTGGTTATTTAATGATAAATTTCCGCCTAGTCCGCTAGTAGCTACTAGAGTTGTTCCACTAATTGGTCCAGTAATATTAATGCTACCAGTTCCACCTATTGCTTGACTGTTCAATAGCAAATCTCCTCCCAGACCAGTTGTAGCAATAATCGTGCCGCCTTGTAGTATAGCAGACGCTGTAATATTACCCTGGTTAGAAATATTACCAGTGCCTGTAATGTTATATCCGTTTAATGCCAGATTTGCACCTAGACCAGTTGTAGCAGTAATAGTTCCACTAGTTGAAATATTACCCGTATTGGAAATATTACCAGTGCCTGTAATGTTATATCCGTTTAATGCCAGATTTGCACCTAGACCAGTTGAAGCATTTAAAGTTGTAATACTTAATGCACCACCCGAGATAGTACCAACTCCAGCTGATAGTGAAGTTCCAGTAATAGCACCGGATATGTTAATACTACCGGTTCCAGTAATTCCGTAACTGTTTAAAGGTAGATTACCACCCAGTCCTGTAGTTGCTGTGATAGTACCAGTAGCTGATTGATTACCAGTTGTGCTGATATTGCCAGTAGTGTTAATACTACCGTATCCTGTTATATTGAATGTGTTCAGTATTAAGTTAGCACCTAACCCGGTTGTAGAAGTTATAGTTCCTGTGGTGCTGATATTGCCAGTATTAACAATATTGCCAGTATTAGAAATACTGCCGGTTCCAGAAATGCTATGACCATTTAATCCTAAATCGCCGCCTAATGCTGGACTGTGATCTTGTTGAATAGAAGTGATACCGATAGTTGCTACTTGTACATTTGCACTGATAGTACCAGCTGTAGGATTATATGTAAATGTAATATTTGAATCAGGCCCACCTGCACTGAATGTTACACTATTAGGAGCACCTGTTGTAAATGTCTGTATTGCAGTTCCAGCTTGTGCATTTGCTAGACTAGATGCTAGGGTAATTTGATTAGATCCTGCATTTGGATTTACTACATAATATGTTCCTGGAGCTAGTCCGTATGCTGATCCGCCTGCACCTGTAACAATAAATGGCTCTAGTGCTACTAATCCTGTGCTTGAACTAAGGGTAACTAAGTTTGGAGATGTTAGACCTGTTACAGTTCCGGTTACTGCCGGGCTACCTGTTGCTGTAAACATTGCGGCAGCCGCTGCCTGTGCCCTAGGTATAGTAAAATATTGGCGTGTTGTGCCTTCGGAAACTACATCTGTACTAAGATTCAATCCTGAACCTGATACAACTAGCTGTGTACCATTCCAACTAAGTCCAGCGCCAGCTGAACTAGCAAGAATATTATTACCCCCAGCTGTGTGTCCGTCGCCAACATAAAGTTTATTACTGTCTGTAGTGTATAGTAATTCACCTACAGCAGGTACTATGTTTGTTCGTTGACTTTCAATTCCGCGTCTAATTTGTAGCGACATGTGCTATCTCCAGTATTTCGTAATCATGAGAATGATCGTTATAGTGTATTTATTAAAATACACATAATTGGTTATAGCTATTTTTAGTCAAAAAAATAGGGCCCTAAGGCCCTATTTTAGTAGCAGATTATTAGTCTGCTTTGGTGAAATTACCGTTTCTAAACCCTACTTCACCACCTTCTTCTTTAATACGCTTTACAACGTCTTCAAAAAGTATAGGAGCAAAGTCTGTTTGTTCAACGCAAACGCAATGATATCGAAGATCGAACTCATCACTGTACAGGATTTCACCTGTACGTGCGTCAACTCCCCGGGCTTTACGAACTCGATTTGCATGGGTATGTCCGTGTATGTTAACACCAAAACGACCCAGCGAGTCTGCGTGAAGCGGTATATGGCTAAGGATCATACCATCCATAACGTGATAGGCTCTAAGTTCCCTAAAGTATTGTCTATACTCTACATCAGGAAAAATATCGTGGTTACCACGAATTAAAACCTTGTCGCCGTTAAGTCTAGCAAGAGTTGGCAGTGCTCTACGATTGATGACAACATCGCCCAAGTGATAGACCTTGTCAGTGGGCTTTACCCGCTCGTTCCACGCCTTAACCATTGCTTCGTCCATTTCCTCGGGAGTATCCCAAGGACGAAGTTTTGTAACACCGTCGTTACGTGTAAAGTGACATACGCCCTTGTGTCCAAAGTGCGTGTCACTAACTAGAAAAACACTAGGCATACATCCTCCTTTCTTTAATTAGTTATTATACTACACATTCCAGATTTCGTCAAATCCTTCTTCTTCAGTTGGCATTTCAAAACTAGCCAGCATTCCTTCTATGACTGCATCTGGTATTTCTTTGCCAGGACGACTATCTAAACGACGCTTCAATTCAATTCTGTTTGGTGTTTGAAATACTACTGCAATATGCTCATAGTCAGGTAACATATTAAACTTACGAGTACGGCTTTTTACAGTAGTTGAAGTCTGATCCCAAATTATGTCCTTGCCTGCTTCTCGTGCTAAGACAACTTCCGCGGCCATCATTTCAACAGCCTTAGGCATGATGTCCGTAAACACTTCTGAGTAGGTCTTACCAGTTTCGTGTGCATACGCATCTACAAATTTATCTGTGGATATGTATGTACAATCTTTGGCCCATAGTTGATTGTTAGCCCATGTACTTTTACCAGCGCACGGAACTCCAATTAATTGATAACACTTAGGCATTAATGAACTGCTTCCTTTACATCTACTTCACATTCAATTACCCAGTTATTAAACTGAGTAAACTTGTCAACTTCAATTCCTAGCCCAACTGCTTCGTTTACAAAATGCTGTAACAGCGTATTGTACAAATGATCGGGCATGGTGTCTTTATCAAATTTAATTTTCATTTACGTCTTTCAGCGACAATTTGGCAATCAATACACATAGTACAACCTTGTACTGCCTGTTGACGAGCTAGGGGAATATCTTCTCCGCACTCGATACATTCAGACAAACTTGGACCCTTTGGGATCTTACTACGTATTCTTGCAACTGCATCAGCATTTGAAGTAATTGACAATAATTGAGCTTGATCTGATTCCTCTAGATTGTCGCCCTGTATGCTTTCGTATTCTTTAATCATATTAATCCTACCATCCTAAAATATTCCTCGTGAGGGACATAAAAATCCGTACGGGGATCCCAGTACTTACCTTCTTTTGGATCATAATACAAGATACGACCATTAAAATGGAACGGGCCTTCTAAACCCTTACGAGGTTCAAAACCCTGCATAATGTCTTTAGAATCTCCCAAAATACGAAAACTCATTCTTCGCTCCTGTTTTGTTTGTATGCATATATTATACTATCAAAAAAAGATCCTGTCAACCAGGGGGAAATGTTGGAGCACTGGGTAGGATTTGAACCTACGGCTTTACGGATTTGCAATCCGGTGCATTGGGCCACTCTGCCACCAGTGCGTATTTGGTAGGACGTGACGGGTTCGAACCGCCGACATTCACGGTGTAAACGTGACGCTCTACCAACTGAGCTAACGTCCTATCGAAAGTTTGCGCCACGATCAACCATGTTGCGTGGCTCTGGAAATTTAATTCGTTTAATATACTCTTCACCGATTTTACCTTCTTGTACTTCAAGAAGTGCCGTCACTGTAGTGTGAACGTGTTCATGCTTTAAACTATGTTTGTTATTACGAGCAAGTTCTCTAGCACGATTAGCGGCTATAATAACAAGATTAAATCGATTACCACCTACATTTTCAACACACTTTTGAGTGTCAATAAAAGTTCCGCGGCTAACATATTGTGGCATATTATTTCCTTAAAATTGTATTATACAACCTATTGATCAGCAAGTCAACTCAATTGGTTGCGGGACCTGGAATCGAACCAGGGACTGGAGCTTATGAGACTCCTGAGATGCCGCTTCTCCATCCCGCGTCAGTAATAAATAACATCTGCCGCCAATATATAGCGATACTGCTCGCTTTGCACTATACCAGGACGATGCCACGTTTCACTTGGATATATGTTCCAAGTAAACTTGTTTGGTTCTACGAAAAACTTGCCGTCACCGTCTGGACCACTTGGTGCCATTTCAGTTCCGCAAGTTGATAAATCTGTTACATCATCTGGAATATGCAAGTATAGTATTCCACTCAGTCCTTTCCCTTCACCGTATTTGGCATGATGATGCCAATACATATCTCTATCTTCCACAGTACTTAGATTTGTTTTGAAACTCCAAGCAGTCATTCCTGACACTCGTGCTTCTTGACCTAGGTAAAAAAATACGCTGGTTAAAAATGTCATACGATACTTTAACCAGCATGCTTCGCTACGTTTGAACACATTTTCCTGTGTTTGATAGGGAGGACTGTTCTTAAAGTAATTACCGCTAGCTATAATACCATCTATTGCACTAATAGCTTCATCTTTATCTGAATCGGTAATTACTGAACTGTAGTCGTAACTTTTAACTAACATTAACCTGTACGATGAATTAAATGAAAGCCAAATTGGGTTTGGACTGGTTGGCTAATTTGGCCAACTGGGGTTGCTTGAGTAGCATCTTCAAATGGCTTAACCATCATACCTGGACCAAAATCACCCAAATCACCGCCACGTGCCTTACTCGGGCACTTGCTGTGTTGCTGTGCCAATTGTCCAAAATTCAATGCGTTTGCTTCTTTAAGAATAGACTCTGCTTGTTCTTTTGTATCTACTAAAATATGACTAGCTTTCATTTTTGTTTTCCTTTTTGAAATTGGTCGGAGTACAAGGATTCGAACCTTGGACCCCCTGGTCCCAAACCAGGTGCGCTACCAGACTGCGCTACACTCCGATTGAATTTTTGGAGCGGGACAGGAGAATCGAACTCCTAACCGAAGATTGGAAATCTGCTGTTTTACCATTAAACTAGTCCCGCACACTTTATAGGTGCTCTCTGTGACGCTTGAATTCGCGGTAGCCCCTCTCTTCCTGGCCGGTCCTTGTACATGGTCGACATTGACAAGTATTTCGGTGTTCCAGTGTAGCTACTCAGAAAGCATTTATAAAGTGTCTAGCTACTATCTCCCGATAACCCTAGACT